CTTTTGGTGATCCAGTCTGTATTAGGGAAATACTACAACGTATGTACCCCATAACAAAGCTTCAAAGACCAGAAGACTTGACATACTCTCAAGATGCTGGAGAACAAGAGCTAATTGAGCTTCTATGGCAGTACATATACGAAACTACCGAAACTATATATAAGCATGTCATCATCACTCCTGGATGCATACCTGCAGTAAACGCTGCTATGAGAGTACTTACAAAGTACCTCAACACTAACTCAGTATCTATCCACCGAGATAGCTTCTACTACTATTCAAGTATGATAGAAAAGGCAAATCTACTTCCATTCTTTGAAATAGAACCTAACGCCATTGGTATTAGTGATAGTCCTAGTAATCCAGACGGTACTTATTGTAGCATCGCAGCTTCTAATAGAAACATCTGGGATTCTGTATATTATAGCAAAGTCTTCATTAACGGCTTCCATATGCCTCCTAGCCACGTTATCAACTGCGGGTCTATCAGTAAGACCCTTGGACTTACAGGGCTTAGAATAGGCTATATTGCGACAAATTGCGACATCCTAGCGCAGAAGTTACTAAATGAGGTCAAATACGAGTATTGCACTGTAAGTATGCTAGCTCAAAGGTATCTCATTGACATATTTAAGAATCTGGATATAGACCGCTTTTACTTGGCAGCTAAGGGATCAATTAACCATAACAGAGAAGAGCTTCAAAAGCTTAGTTATTTAATGAATAAAGACGTTCCTGAAGATGGTATGTTCTATCCGGGTTTTTTGGATAAGAGTGCCAAATCTTTGTTTAACGCCGCTATGGTAGAGTTGACAGCACTACCCAGCGGTAGATCTCGTATAAGTTTGGGACAGAACAACGAACTTACTAGAGATATGGTAAAAGCAGTTCTGAGACTTGACGGTAAAATTTGACATTATTTTGGTACTATGTCATAATATTTTGGAAGGAGTTTTTATGCCTAAAGCAACATTACAATTTAACTTAGACGATGAGTTTGAGAAAGACGCACATACTAGAGCTATTAAAGCTGATAAGGCTTATGGAGCTTTGTGGGACTTAATGAACTACTTCAGAGAAATCCGTAAGTATGGTGATAGACCAGAAGCTGAATTGGCTATCTTTACTGAAGCAGAAGATCAATTCTATAAAGTACTTAGTGAATCAGGCATTGACTTATTTGAAGAATACAAATAAGAATGCAAAAAGTACAGTGTCCTTACTGTAAAAATCCAGTAGAATTTACTATTGAGCATGCTATGACTCATAATAAACTTTGTTGCATGAGTTGCAATAAAGCTTTTGATATTGCAGAGCTAAAACAGTATATTGATGAAAATAATATAGTAAGAGACATAGAAGACGAAAGTTTTAATTACACAGACGACGATGAATTTTAGGAGGGTAGGATGACGTACATTGAAATTAAAACTCCGTGGGGACCTTTAGGTTACGTTGTATATAAAAGAACTTATGCTAGAAGACTAAAAGAAGATGACGCAAATTCACCAACAGAAGAATATTTTCAAACTGTAGAACGCATTGTAAAAGCATGTAATAAACAATTGAAAGTTGGATTTACTCCAGAAGAAGAAAAAGAAGTTAACGACATTCTCCTAAGTCTAAAGGGAACAGTTGCTGGAAGATTTTTTTGGCAGTTAGGAACTAAGACTGTAGATACTCTAGGATTACTTAGTTTACAAAACTGCGCATTTACTGTAGTAGATCATCCAATTCGCCCATTTACATGGACAATGGACGCTTTAATGCTTGGGAGCGGAGTAGGATACAATATACAGAGAGAATATGTATATAAGTTACCTAAAGTACAAAAGAAAAAAATTAAAATTGAAAGAGTTGATACAAAAGATGCAGACTTTATTGTTCCCGATTCTCGCCAAGGATGGACTAAGCTTTTAGGAAAGGTACTTAAGTCTTATTTCTATTCCGGAGAAGGTTTTACATACTCTACAGTCTGTATTAGAGGCAAGGGTACTCCTATTAAAGGATTCGGAGGTTTAGCTTCCGGACCTGAAGACTTAGTTCAAGGAATGACTAACATCTGTAAAGTACTAGACGCTAGAAGGGGAAAAACAGTAAGACCTATAGATTGTTTGGACGTAATGAATATTATTGGTTCTATAGTCGTTGCCGGAAATGTAAGACGAAGTGCTCAAATTGCTATTGGCGACTTTGATGATCTAGAGTTTCTTAATGCAAAGAATTGGGGACAAGGAAATATTCCTAATTGGAGAGCAATGAGTAATAATTCTGTAGTATGTAATGATATAACAAAATTACCTCCTCAGTTTTGGGAAGGATATTTTGGTAATGGGGAACCGTACGGACTTATTAATTTAAAGTTAGCTCAATCCTGTGGAAGAACTGGAGAGACTCAATACCCAGATCCTGAAGTGCTAGGATTCAATCCTTGTGCGGAGCAATCGCTAGCTCCTTATGAAACTTGCTGTTTAGCAGAGATACATTTACAAAATATAGAATCTAAAGAAGAACTTTTAAAGGTCGCAAAGTATCTATATAGAATTAATAAGCATAGTTTATCTTTACCTTGTCATCATACAGAAACTGAAGAGATAGTTCATAAAAACATGAGAATGGGAATAGGAGTAACTGGTTATTTAATGGCAAGTGATGAGCAAAGAAGTTGGCTCCCGGAGATATATGCAGAACTAAGAAAGTTTGATAAAGAATATTCAAAGGCTAATAACTTCCCTGAGAGCATTAAACTTACTACAATTAAACCTAGTGGAACATTGAGTCTACTAAGTGGGGCAACTTCAGGAGCACATCCTGGATATAGTCATTACTTTATTAGAAGGGTTAGAATGGCTTCTAACATACCTCTTGTAGAAATCTGCAGAACCAATGGTTATCCTGTAGAATATGAGAAGAACTTTGATGGCAGTGAGAATCGAAATACAGTAGTAGTTTCGTTTCCTTGTTCTTTCCCTGAACATACTAAAGTTGCTAAAGATATGACTGCGATTGATCAATTAGAAGTAGTAAAGAGACTACAAACTGAATGGTCTGATAATGCAGTTTCAGTCACTATTTATTACAAAAAAGAAGAATTAGAAAGCATTAAGGAGTGGTTAAAAAATAACTATAACACTAATCTTAAAACGGTTTCTTTCTTATTGCATAGCGAACATGGATTTGCTCAAGCACCTTTAGAAGAAATAACAAAAGAACAATTTGAAGAATTAAGTAAAAAAGTATTGCCAATATCTGGAATGTCTGCTATCATTGAAGATAGTGTATCTTCTGATACTCTTGGTTGCGAAACTGGTGTGTGTCCCATAAAATAAGGATAAACTATGAAATACTTACTATTACTTGTCCTACTATCTTCCTGCTCTCTGCTAGATCGCAAACCTCCATTCACTCCGTATGCTAATCGCTTTAACGAGTGTGTGCAGTCTTATCTTGTTATGGACGTAAAGCCAGAACAGGCAGTAACTATTTGTCAGGCAGCTCTTGGTAAGCGAGAATAGCTTATATGATTACTCTAAAAGACTACCTAACAGCTTCTGGAGATTACCCAGCTAGGGAAAAGTCTTCGGAGCTTACTCCTGAAATTGTAAGTAATGCTAACAAGCTACTAGAGAAAGTCAATGCTTTGCTTGCTGATCTTGGTATTACTAAAGTAAAAGTATCTTCAGGATTTCGCCCTTTATCAGTAAATACTACTGTAAAGAACGCCGCAAAGAAGTCACACCATACTACATGCAACGCTATTGACATTGTGGACGATAGCAAGCAGTCTCTTTCTTTAAAATTGCTTAAAGATGCAGATGATAATAAACAAAATAGCTTATTAGCTAAGCATGGACTGTATATGGAACATCCTCAGCATACTATAGGTAAAAACACAAATTGGACCCATTTGCAACAAATTCCTCCGGGTTCCAAAAGCTTAGTATTTAAACTTAAATCATAAGGAGTCAATATGAGATCAGCACTAGTTTATTTTTTTCAAGACATTAAAGAAAGTGTATACAAAGTATATACAGCATGTAGATTTTTACTATCAGACGCGCTATACTATACTAAGCAATTCTTTGTAAAAGAAGAAAAGTATATTATTTTGGAACCTAAAATATTTCCTTTAGCTCAGCCAAAGAAGAATCGTAAAAAAGCAAGTAAAAAGAAAAAGGCAAAGAAATAATGGAAAAATTAAAAAGCATATTTACTGGTATATTCGCAGTCTTAGTAGGAGCAGTTACTTTGTTTCTACTATTCTTCAGGAAGAAGCCTGAGCAAGGATATAGTAATCCTCTAGGCGATAAACTAGACAAACAAGCTGAGTCATTGAAAAATGAGATTGCTAAGCTTGGAGAGGATAGAAAAAAGCCTTTAGAAGATAAGAGTCTGGAAGATGAAATTAAATATTGGGAACAACAGAACAAGGATAAGTTACAATGAAACTTCTATTGTTATTAACATTTTTGTTAAGTTCTATAAATATTTCTTTTGCAGAAATGACCGCTCTTAATAAAGGCGATACTGCTCCGTATCAGGGCGTATTAATAGACTCTGAGCAGATGAAAGAATTTCGCAAGATTAATGAAGACAAGAAAAGTCTAGAGCTTGAGAATCTTAAACTCAAGGATCTGAGCCTTATAAATGACCAAAGGATTGAACTTTACAAAACGGAAGTAAAGCAGGTCAGGGAAGACCTTTCTCGTTCTGAGAAGAAAGCGTTTTGGCAATCTGCTGGAACGTTTGTTCTAGGAGTACTAGTAACAGGATTTGCAGCTAAGGTAGCTATAGAGGCTACTAGATAAGGAGTATTTATGAGTTCTAAGACAAGACATAATAAAAAACGTCAAGTGAAAGAGTTACATGTCATTATGGATAATGATAAAAAACTATCAGCTATACTTGCACATCCATGCGTACAGTGGTGGATAGACAAAAACGAACTAAGTACTGGCGTGTTTTATAGCGTCAGTATGCTTATAAACGAGGGACTAATTCTAGACATATATCCTAACGACATGGGATATACTGTAGACTGCCATGTAAGGACTAATAAATCCTCTTTGCAACAATTTGATACGTTTGAAACATTACGAAAGTTTATTATTGACAGATTTAATGAAAGTAGGGTATGCTTTACAGAGCTACCTAACTTCGGATATAAGAACGGAAAATTAATATGCTTATAACAATTCCTGACGATATAATAAATAAGTGCTATAAGTTTGCTGGAGCTTATGACCAGACTACGGACTATGCTAGTAGAGGTCAAAAAAGCCCCACTAAAAGAGTCGAAGATGCTATAACAGGAAAGATGGCAGAGTTTGCTGTATATGAGTTTTTAAAGTCTAAGTTTAAAGTTGTTAGCAAACCTTGTCTAAGAGTTTATAACTGGGGGGACAAGACATATAGTCCGGATTTAATAGCAGACGGAATAAAGATACAAGTAAAAGCTCAAGACTTACAATCTATACACCTTTGGGAAATGAGCTGGGTAATGGAAGAGAGATCTATAAACAAACATTATGATCAGGTGTTTGTATTATGTGTTAGAATAGACTTTAATAAAATAATGATAGTATCCGTGGTGCCATTTAAGGAATTATTAAAAATTAGGAGTAAGCCTAAGAAAGACAATTTACATACAAAAATAGCTTTTTATTATAAAGACCTGCTTACCTCAAAGTTGAACGAGCAGAGCGAACATTTACTATGGGAGTAATTTATGACACTAGAACAAATTGAGTACTACACAAAACTTTTTAACCTCTTACTTAAGGATAGAGCCAATGTCTTAAGTGAAACTGAACAAAACGATCTAGGATACATCATTGCGACTTTAGGATTTAAGGGAGATTCTCCTAGAGCATATCACGCAATAAAAGATCTTTCTTATGATTTAAATTCTGGAAAATTAACTAGCATATTTTTGTAATTAAAGGGGGAGGATTATATGAAATCAAAAACTTATCAAATTAATGAAACTCATGTTACAAAAGTGTTGAATGAAAATTCGAATGTTATGATACAAAATCATTCAAATAAATCTCTATATTTTTCAATTAATACAAAACTGTCATATTTAAAAGGATTTAGACTATGTGCAGGAGCTTTTGCAGAATTTAATATTAAAGCAAAAGATGTAGTCATTTTTACAGGCGATAATATTTGTGCAACAATAGCAATTGTTGTATTTAACAGTAATAAACAAGGAGGTTCTATGCCAGGATGCGGATCAAAAGGTAAAAGCAAAGGTAAAGGTAAGAATAAAGATAAATAATTTTACTAGATAATTCTTACACACTGTGCTAGAATAGCTAGAAAGGAGAGTGTATGAAATACCTCTTGTTTCTGGCTTTTTTATTTTCTTGTGGACACGCTCCATTACCTAATCTAGTTACTTCACAAAATCCTATATATGTAGATCCTGAGGTTATCCCCTATCTCGAAAGATTTGATCTATATGCTAACAATCTAGGAGTAAAGCCTAATTACTCTAACCTTACTGTTTATAGAACAGATGAGAATCCTTCAGGAAACCAATTAGCAGTATGTACTACGTCCAATACTGGAATTAAACAAATCACCATATACAATTACTTCTGGGACACAGCTTCGGACGTAGCCAGAGAGATAGTAGCATTTCATGAACTTTTACATTGTTCATTAAAACAGTCTCATAGAGACAATTCTGTAATGCAAGCCAATATGCTTCCAGAAGGAATGTATTTATACTACTATAGTTACTACATTAAAGAAATGTTCGGTCAAATAGAATCTTCTACAGTATTCACATTTGAACTTTATTTGACAAAATAATTGACACTTGGTACAATGTACTGATGAGTATCATCAAACTTATTCGATACATTATGTCCTTTTCTTTCTCGATAAGAGTCTGCCTATGGACTTTTATTATATCTTCTATTCTCATTCATTACGACTTTGATGGTAATCTTTACAACTATATTGGTACAAATAAACCTATATTCGTAGATCCTGAGCTAGTTCCTTTTTATGAACGATTCAAAGAATTTGAAAGAATCTCTGGAAAGGAAGTTTCCCATAAGCATATCTTCATGGTAATATCCGATGGATTTACTAAAGACGATGATACTGCGGCTTATTGTGGGGTAAGTAACCACTTCAATCGCTTTATTGTTGTCAATAGAAAATACTTCTCCCAAGCATCTAACGCTTCAAAAGAAATACTATTCTTCCATGAAGCACTACACTGTCTCTACTACAGAGAGCACAAAGCATATTCTATAATGGAATCCAGAGTATTATTTGACGATCTTTACAAAAGAAACTACGACTACTTTATCAAGGAAGCTTTCGGTATAGAATCCACTGTACTGAAGTTTCAGTATAAACCTTATCCTAATGAGGATAAACAAACCAAGGATGTGTCTGATGTTAAAAAACCTATTTCTTTTACTGATATTATTCCTAATTTCAGTATTCCTGACTCAGAGTAATGCCAAGACTTCTGTTATTATTCTAAGCGATGCGACCACTGTTGTATTGCGAGGTCCAGTAATGCCAGGTAATGTAAACGAAGCTTCTATTAAGATTCTAGAGCTTCACCGAACTCTCCCAAAGAACAAAGCTATTATTCTATATCTCGACACTCCTGGTGGTTCTATTGCTGCAGGTAATCAGTTAATCGAACTAGTGGAAGGTCTTCCTCGTAAAGTCGTTACAGTTACCTCATTTGCAGCTTCTATGGGGTACCAAATCGTTCAGGCATTCCATACTAGGTATATCCTAGAAAGCGGAGTACTAATGAGTCACAGAGCTTCTATTGGTGGACTATCTGGTCAAGTTCCAGGAGAAGCTAATAGTCGTTTAAAGTGGATTTCTGAGACTGTAGAGGAAATGGAAAAGAAAACCTCTAAGCGTCTTAACATGTCTTTAAAAGACTACAAGGAAGCCATTAGAGATGAGTTGTGGTTGACTGGTAATATTGCTGTGTCTACTAGACATGCGGACAAAGTAGTCAAGGCTCGTTGTGATAAGTCTCTAGAAGGTACCGTAGAGTCAAGTGTAAATACTATGTTTGGTCCAGTAACTGTAGAAATGCATAAATGTCCTCTTATCTCTGGTCCTGTCAAAATTAAAATGGATGACTTTATTCGTTCTAATCCTTTTATTTACAGACGTGTAAAAGAAGAATTAGATGGATATTTTTCACGATCTAAAGGTTTGTGGTTGTATTAATTCCCCTCATGTGCTACAATCTTCTCAGGAGGGTTGTAGCATGTCTAACAATATTCAAGAAATTTTCAATAGATTTGCAAGAGAACGAGAAAACGGTACTACATGGAAAGTATTTGCTCATTTCCACACAGAAGAAGAATTAGCATTTATCAAAAAGTTCTTTCCTAAGACATACATTAAGTCTGAAGGGAAAATAGACTATTCTAAGATTACTCCAGAAAAATATCCTAAGCTATACATTCCTTACTTAAAGTCTGAGATAAAAGATTATCAAAATACACTAAGTACTTTGTATAGTAAGTTAACTGACGCAATTAATGATATATAGGAGCTTAATATGTCTTATAAGTTTAATATTGGCGATATTATCACTGATTCCAGTACGTGGGGTTTATATTTAATTCGTTATGTTATGTATGATAGTATATACGGATTTATGTATCTTGTACGGGAAATAAAAGGAACAGGACACACTCTTTTAAGTAGTATGGATGTAGATATGATGTCGACTCTTTTCATGTCGTCCCCCAAAGTCTACACTGTACCTCTTACCCAACAAGAAATAGACGAAATCATAGAAAGCTATAATAATTCTATTCCTGGAGTTATATCTCAGAATACTGCTGTAGGATCTCCATCAAATATTTCGTTTGAATACGACGACGAAGACACTTTGATAATTGGAGATGGATGGCATGAATACGAAAAAGAGTTTCAATATAATGTTGCTCCTCCAGCCTGTAAACATAAATGGAAGAAATATGTCGGACTATCGCAGTCGTTTGAGTACTGCGAGATATGCGATAAAAAGAAGGATGAAGTATGATACTTGCAGCTCTGACATTAATATGTCTTCCTACTAAGATGATTAACACCTCCGGACATGACTGGAACATAGAAGATACAAAGGTTCTACGAAGGGCACAGCATGTCTGTTCTAGAGATCCTCGCTATGCTTCAGATACTCCTTGTGTTGGTATGTTTCATAAGAAAGAAGAAAGAGGGTACCTAGTGCTTTGTACATACAAAAGAGAAGCAAAATGAGCTTTCATAACTTTTACATACTAAATAATAAAGTTAGTATAATGTTGATGAATATCATCTATACTGAAGGTATTAGAACTGGAATATGCACTAAGAACATTACTATATACTTAAATGGAAGGAAGCTTATCTCAACTCCATTCCTAATTACAGGATACCAACGATCTACAGCTTTAGAAATACAAAAAACATATGAGAAACTTAAAGCTTATTTAAAGGATGAGAAATGACGGAAGAATGGAAAGAATTTTACCCTGGTTATTTAGTTTCCAATTTAGGACAAATCAGAAAGCTTGCTTTAAAAAAGAAGAATGTTGAAACTACTAAGACTGGTACGAAGCGTGTAGAAACCGCAAGGTACTTATCTTTAATGATTAAGAAAAACTGGTACTATGTCCATAAGATCGTAGCTGCTGCTTTTGTTCCTAATCCTAATCCAGCCTTATTCACCGACATAAAGCATTTGAATGGTGATTTAACGGACAATAGAGCAGAAAACCTAGCTTGGGTACATCCAGCAATGATTGAGAAATACCGTCAAAAAGAAGGCAGTAAAAACTGGTCTACTGGTAAAAACTATAAAGTTCGAGTAAAATACGAAGTACTTATTGGAAACGCTTCTATAGGTATGAAGAACCTGGGACTTTTCAATACTAGAGCTGATGCACTAAGGTCTATAGCTCATTGGGAAAAACTTAACGGTAAAGCTGATAGGACTAATAATGACAAGACTATCTCATAGTGCTAAGGACAAAATCTCTACTTGCGGTGCTTTATACAAATACTGGTACGTAGATAAGATTCGTCCCATTGCTACAAGCTCTGCCCTATTCTACGGTAAAGCCCTGGACGAGGCTTTTACTGCACTATTAGAGACTAAGCTAGATCCTAAGCCTCCCATTATCAATGACCCCTTTGAAACGTTTTTAAAGCATTTTAAAACTGTGGAGATTAATGGAGAACAAGTATCTGTGCTAGATACCCGATGCCAGTACTTTAAAAGCGATTTAGACCCTGATTTGACCGATTCTCCCGAAGAGGCTATGGATTTACTGGAACGGTATAAAATTCTTAAAAACGACGATTTAAAGCGTTTTAACGAGCTATGTGTTCAGTCTCTTACAAACAAGGCTAGAATCCTTATACAAGGATACTACGACCAGGTATTACCCCTGATTGAAAGAGTATATAGCCTACAGGAAGAAGTTAACCTTAAGAACGATGAAGGGGATGAGATTATAGGGTTTATTGACTTCATCTGCTCATTTAAAGATGAACCTGGTGTACAGTATGTAGTGGACAATAAAACTGCCAGTAAGAACTACAAGGAAGATTCTGTCAGAACTTCTGAACAACTTGCAACATACTGCGACTACAAGCTAATTGACAAAGCTGCCTATATTGTACTAAACAAGACTCTTCGTAAGAAAGAACCTAGAGTAACTGCACAAATAGTGCGAGATACGATACCGAATGAAATGTTTAACAAAGTATTTGACATATATGAAAAATCTCTTTATACTATCAGGAAAGAGGAATATTATCGGAATTATGCATCCGGATGTTTCTTTTTTGGTAAAAAATGTGATTATTACGAATATTGTCGATCAAATGGTGAAGATCTAACTGGTCTTACTATAATTAAAAAAGGAGATACTAATGGCTAGTCCAGAATCAATGAAGAAGGAAGAACTTGTAGACAAAGTTCGCACTCTAACTCAAGAGCTTAAGCGATTGCTTAATGAGAACGAAGATCTTAAAGCTATTGCGGAAAATAGTACTCAGTCTAAGGAATCACTAAACTTTGATAGTTTAGGTGTAGTACTTAAAATGAATGACTTTAAGAACTTTGACGTAATACTACTTAAGTATGATTCAAAAGCTCAACAAGGTATCTTGGAAGAGAAGGTTAACTATCCTACAAGACATCAAGCAGAATTTAAAGCTAAAGAATTTTTCCATACAAAAGTCTTAAAAGGAGGACTATAATGAAACTAAGTAAAATTGATTTGAAATTTAAAGACCTTATTCGTGCATTACCCGCTAGTTCGAGGTATGATCTTACTCCAGTAATTCAACGTCTTGACGATGTTACTTTAGGATGTCAGATGAAAATTGAATTGTTGGGTACTGATGCAGAAGGTAGGACATTTACTGAGAAGAAAGTAACGGTACTTGCTCAAGGTAAGAATGCTATTGAAGCTCAGTACAATGCACTTAAACTAGCGCTTGTACAATTACAATTAATCTAATTATGACAAAATACCAAAAATGGTACGATGAGTTAATTGCTAGGGCTAAAGAAAGAAATTACTTTAGTCCTAATTACAAAATAGGAATTCATCGTTGTTCTTTTCCTGTAGAAACTCATCATATTGTCCCTAGATCTATGGGAGGAAGCGATGAAGAATCTAACCTGGCAGTATTAACTTTAAAAGAACATTATATTGCTCATTATTTATTGACTAAAATTTACAAAGAAAATGATAAAGTAATAGAAGCTTTTTTTATTATGTGCAATAGATCTGGAAGATCATCAAATACTTATACCGAACTTCGAACAAAGTTTTATAAACTAAGTTCTTTGCGAAGTAAAGAGTATTTTAGTAAACCTGAAAATATTGAAAAATTTAGACAAATAGGTTTGGATTTGGCTAAGAATCCTGACTACATAAAAAAAGTTAGTGAGGGTGTTAGAAAAGCCTATGCTACTACCGATCTTAAAGATAAAATATCTAAAGCGTCTAAAGGGTTTTGGAATAATCCTGAGTATGTAAAAAAACAAATGGATTCTAAGTGGACTCATCGAACGGATGAATACAGAAAAAAATCTTCAGAAAGAATGAAAATTTATAGTAGTCTTCCTGAAACTAAAAAAAGAAGATCTGAACAGTATAAAACTAGTAATTTTAATAGAAGTAGAAAAGTTATTGACCTAAATACAAATGAAGTATATAATAGTGCTATGGACCTATCTCTAAAATTAGGTTTAAAGTATGTTACTGTAAAACGAAGACTATACAAAAATCCACATAAATATGGTTATATGTGGTTAGACGAATACAAAAACGGAGGAACAAATGGGTAGTTTAATTTTTAAAAAAATGTCTGAAGTAATGAGGGACATTGGGTTTGTTGGTAAGGATCAAAAAAACCAAGCTCAAGGATTTAAGTTTAGAGGTATTGATCAATTTGTCAATACTCTTTATCCTGCTTTGGTTAAACATGGAGTATTTATGGCTCCTAGGTGTGTTAAAGAAGTTAGTGAAATCAAAGATGTAGTTAGGAGTTCTGGAAAAGCTGGAGTAGATAAATATGTAACTATTCTAATGGAGTACGACTTTTTTGCAGAGGATGGTAGCAAAGTTACAATTGGACCTATTCCTGCAGAAGGTTTAGACTCTGGAGACAAAGCTACTAACAAAGCTCTTTCTGCAGCTTTAAAGTATGCATTAATACAAACATTCAGCATACCTACTGCAGACATGGCAGAAGCAGATTCGGAATCTCCAGAATTGGCAGTGGCTTCTCCTAAGTCATCAACGACTACCTCGACGCCTAAGGTAACTGCGCCTACTACAACAGAAAACGCTACTGCTACAGTAAACGGAAAGTCTACAGATTTTTCAAATAGAGCACGACAATTAAGGAGGACTAATGGAGCAGAACAATCTACTTCAGACAGAAACGAAAGTTTCTAAAAAAGAAGAAATCAATTTCGATGAACTTCCTTTAGAAGCTAAGGTAGGTACTTTAGCTCAAGAGATGGACATTGAACTTCAGAACTTTGAACGACTGCTTCCTAGACTTTCTAAGAAACAATTAGAAAGAGTACTACGAAGAGTTGTTAGCTATCCAATGACTATGGTGAAGCCGTCTAATGACGAAGCTGAACGTGTAGTTGGCGGTATTGGTGTAAAGATTGAGCATTTAAAAATATTAACTATCAAGTACGCAGATGAACTTGATAAACTTCAAAAGGAGCAAAACGATGGAAAAGAAACCGTACAAGCGTAAAGAGTATGTAACTCTAGGATCAGTCATGGTAGGTAAGGATGGAAGTTCTTACATTTCTGTGAGCAAGGATGTTCAAATTACTATTAACGGTAAAACGTTTAGTGGTAAGTACATTAGCTTGCAATCCCCTGCTGATAAATTCAAACGTATGGCAGATAAAGGGACTATTACTCAGGACGAGGCTGCCGAAAAGATTGCCAAAATCCCTGAGTACGTAAAGAAAGAAGTTGTTGCAGTTTTAGAGTAAAGTGTAGTATACTATTTTGCGTATAGTAATGTGCTATACGCATTTTAGTATATGAAGTATATTTTAGTATACTTGGGGGATCAATGAAGGAGGGTAAGGTAATGTACGTTAGATTATGCGAAAGTTTAAATAATGTCGGCAAATTAGTTCCAGTCAATGAAGTTCATAAATATATTACAGACGTAAATAAAGATTACTACACATCTATATTTCAATATAATGAGTCCCAAAAAACTCAAGCTGAAGAAAGCATTGAAGTTCAAAAAGATGGGAAAACTATTAATAGACTTAAAGGTGTCTCTGGCATTAGAGATGTCATCACTAATAAGTTAGTATTTGACTTTGACTCAGATAAGTTAAAAGACGCTCAAAGAGATACACTAGAGCTTTTAAATCGACTAGAGGATAAAGGCGTAAACGTAGATACTGAAGTCAATATTTGCTTTAGTGGATCTAAAGGGTTTTCTGTAGAATTAAATACTACTGAAACCTTCAACCCTAATCAATTTAAAAACATCGTACATAATTTGGCACTAGATTTAAAGACATTTGATCCTAAGATTATTGATCCCAGTAGAATCTTTAGACTACCCTTTACTAAGCATCCCAAGACTGGTTTATATAAAACTCCTATATCTAAAGAAGAACTTTCTATTTTAAGTATTGATGAGATTAAACTCCTTGCTAAACAAAAACCTGAAGTAAACGTTGAGTATCTTTCATATACCACAACACTTCCTAGAGAGATTAAGGATCTTAGAAATGTATCGGTAGAAAAGCAATTCCCGGTAGTATTAAGCAATGAAACAATTGCTGAATTAGATTTAGTTAACAAACCATCATGGCTTTCAAATTGGAAATACGCCCTTTCTAGAGGATTCTTTAAGGAAGGCACTAGAAGCTACGCTTTGACTATTCTAGGGGCTACATGTAGAAATCAAAGTATGTCTAAGACTCAAGCATACTACTTCTTAAAAGCTGCCGCTGATGAACAAGTACAGAGATTTGGTGGATCTAAGTTTGAGAAGAATGAGATTTGGAATAATATTGTAGAAGTTGTGTATGGAGGAAACTGGCAAGGAGGCTCTTGGTCTGAAGACAATTTTCCCATTGATTTAAAAAACTTCTTAATAAGTCATAACATACCTAGAGAAGGTAATAATAACAATCTTGAAATGGTTGAAACTATTGATGAAGGATTTGACGAGTTTTTAAACTACGCTAAAGATATTGACAAAAATACCATGAAGTTTGGTATACCTTCTTTAGATAAAGTATTAAAAATAAGAAAAGGACATTTGATCGGATTACTCGCCCCACCTTCAATAGGAAAAACTTCATTTGCCGTAACATTAGCTAATAATACCAGCAAAGAAGGTAATCTAGTATATTTTGCTTCTTATGATATGTATAAAAACAACGTATATCAAAAGTTGATTCAAAGACATACAGGATTAAGTGAAGAAGATATTTATAAAGTATTTACCACTCAGAACACTGAGCGAATTGAACAGTTTAGAAATATTCTTGCTACAGAATATAGGAATGTAGTATTTTGTTTTAAGTCCGGTCAGACTATTGAACAACTTAAGCAATCTATTAAAGAAGTTGAAAAACAAAGATCACAAAAGGTAGACTTAGTCATTGTCGATTATCTAGAGTTAGTAATTACTGATAAGAGCGATCCTACTGCCGCGTCTGCAGCAGCCGCTCAAGGTCTAAGAGAAGTTGCTAATGAAGGTCGAGTTGTTTTGAAACTTTTGCAACCAAACAAGCTAAGTAATAAACCTAACCAGCCTATGACTAGTGCTACGGCAGCAAAGGGCAGCGGTTCCATACAACAAGCCGCGACTGCAATTATTACATTGCATAGACCTGGATTCCATTCTAGATTACCGAACGAAGATAAATTTATAGGTCTTGATTGTGTAAAAAATAGAAATGGAGCTTTATTCTCTTTAGATTTTTATTGGGATGGTAAAACACAGACTTTTAGTGAAATTGATGATGTAGGTCGTATTAAACTAGAGAATGTTAAAAAAATGATAAGAGAATTAGAGAATGAAGATAAAGAGGATGAGTGGTAATGAAATTTACTAGAAAATTTAAAAAAGATTTAACAGGACTAACTTTTGGTAAACTTAAGGTTGTAGAATACTCTCACAGAAAAAATGACTTAGTTTACTGGAAGTGTTCTTGTGAATGTGGTGGAAGTAAAGAAGTTCCGACTTTTAAACTTACAGGAAGTCGAGTTCGTAGTTGTGGTTGTTTATTAAAAACTCACTATAATGATATAACTGGTAAAAAATTAAACAGACTTACTGCTATAAAATATCACAGTAAAAATAGCGCCAACAATAGAATATGGATTTTTAAATGTGATTGCGGGAAAGAGTTTAAAGCTGAATATAGTGATTTTGTACGGGAAAAAGTAAAAAGTTGCGGATGTTTGACTATAATTTCTGCAAAATCTCCCAAAAGTAAGTATAGTAGACCTGTTAATGAAAAATATAACGAATATAAATTTAGAGCTAAGAAAAATGGTATAAAATTTGATTTATCTAAAGATGAGTTTTTGAGTATTATAAAAAGTAACTGTAATTATTGCGGAGAATCTCCTTCGCAATGTAAATTTGACAGAACTAGAAATTTTACGGAAATGTTAAACGGTATTGACAAAGTAGATAACGACTCAGGATACATCATGGAAAATTGCGTTCCTTGTTGTACAGTTTGTAATCTTGCTAAAAGGAATATGGGAGTTGACGTATTTCTAGATTGGATCTCTAGAGTTTCCGATAATCTAAGAACTAAGGGGTTAATTTAATGGACGAATTATTTGTATCGGAGTCGGATAGCGTCTATACCGTTATACAAAAAGAAATTGAAATAGTTAAGCAAGAATGTTCTCGACTAGATAATGATGCCATGGTGGATGAATGCTACAACATCTCGTTAAGATTTCACCATTTTGAAGTAATTAACATAGTTAACGAATACTTTAAGATTGGCTACATTAGTCCCGAACAAAGGCTCCGACTTGACTCTTTCTATGTTTTAGTGCATACTGAATTATGTTGGGGGGATGATGGAAAGATTCTACATATTAGATGATGAAAACCTCAAGTCTATGCGGGACTATCTTTCTACAGTAAAATATACTGTAAAAGAAGACCTTATTTTAACAGATGAATTCGAGTTCGAGCTAGACAAAAAGTATGTTTCTCTCCTCACTACTTTGAAGTCTAGTTCGGAATATTCTGACCCTCTTATATATGGAAAGGACTCCACATTAGGGGTTACAGCCATAGAAATCATGGACGACGAACTATGGCTTTTTAAACGCGACGGGACTATAGAGAAACGTCCTCATTACTTCTGGGTAATGTCTACTAGACCATTAGACTCTCATTTCGAGAGACTTGACGGAAATCAGCACTACAAGTACATTCGTTACTTCACCACTAAAAACGCATACTACGCCTTTCTAAAGCACGCCGAAAATCGTAAGTATGACGTATTCACTATTTACAATTCCAAAGAAGCTGCAATGGTACTAAACGGTATTACCTCGTATAAGGGTATGACTTTGGACGATCTAGGCATACTAGCATTCGATATAGAAAGTGCCGGATTGACTCAGGATAGTAAGTCAAATGTATTTCTAATTACTAACGTCTTTAAAAAGAACGGTGTAATTACCGAGAAGCACTTCAGATTAGATAGGTTTGAAAATACTGGTGCAATGATTGATGAATGGTGCAATTGGGTGCAATCTGTAAATCCTGACATTATTACCGGACATAACATAAACGGATATGACTTACCTTATCTCCATCATGTTGCTAAGCTCTATGGCACCACTCTTAAGCTTGGTAAGGACATTAGTGAACCTTTCTTTAGTACAAAGGAATCTCAGTATAGAGTGGATGGTACTCAGAGCTGGACATATAAAAGAATTGGTATTTTTGGAAGACAGATTATAGACGGTATGTTTCTAGCTGTTAAGTACGATATTGGTAGAAAGTACTCAAGTTGGGGACTAAAGCAGATTGCTCAAGCTGAGGGACTTGTAAAGGAAGATCGGCAATTCTACGATGCTTCATTAATTGCTAAGAATTGGAAAGATCCAATAGAGAGAGAAAAGATTGTGCAATACGGTCTTGATGATGCAATGGATTCTTTGAAGCTTTTTGAGTTGATGATCCCTGCATATTTCTATTCGTCTATGTCTATACCTAAACCATTCCAATCTATTATTGAAGGAGCTAGCGGTAGCTGGATTAACTCGATATTGATTAGAGGATACCTTCAAGAAGATCACAGCATACCCAAGGCTACTGAACTAACTGCTCACGTAGAAGGTGGGATTAGTTTTGCAGTCCCTGGCGTTTATAGAAACCTTTTTAAGGTAGATTTAAAAAGTGCATATCCTTCTCAGATTTTGAGGTTCCAATTATCGGACAAACATAAAGATCCAAAAAGTTACTTTTATAAATTAGTCAAGTTTTTTACTGAGCAACGTTTTGAAATGAAACGTTTAGGAAAAGAAACTGGACTAAGGCTATACCAGGATCGTGACGCAGCGAATAAAATATTTATTAACAGTGCCTATGGAGCTTGTAATACTCCAGGATTAAACTTTAATTCTCCCGAAATTGCTGCTATAATAACACTTGAGACTAGAAAAGTTATCGACCTAGCGTTGATATGGGCTAGTGGGAAAAATAAAGAATATTGGATTAGTGAATTTAAAAAGAAAACAGGAAGAGATGAAAATGACTAGAGGTAGAAAAACTGTAGAATGTTCTAGATGTAAAAAAACTAAATTGCATTTTGGACTTGGTATGTGTAGCGCTTGTTTACGTAGAACTAAACGAGAAACAAAACCTGAATTTTATTTAGGAACGTGCTATTCAGAAATGACTAGAAGAGTAACTCGCTTTGATCCAAAAAGACCTAGATACTTTGGAAAAGAAATATGTAGAAAAGAAGAATTTATTAATAGGTTTTTACATGATGAGGAATTCCTAAGACTATTTAAGGGGTGGCAGGATTCTGGATTTAAACGTAGGTTTTCTCCATCTATAGATCGAGTAGATAACGACAAAGACTATACTATTGATAATATGATGTTTATTATACATCATGAAAATTCTAAAAAAGACAATGGTAAAAAAATAAAATTAATTAAAGATAACGAAGTATTAATTTTTAATACCCATACAGAAGGTGCTAAATTTTTAAAAGTAAGTCCTAATGATTTTTCAAAATATAAAAGATTAAAACAATGTAAAGGATGGAACTTTGAAGAATTATAATTTTATTATTGGTCCCGTAGATACCGATTCCGTTTCTTTCTGTAAAGCAGATCAAAGTCCTTTTTCTGAAGAGGAATTAAAGTCTCTTTTAAAAGAATTAAATGATATTAGTCCGGAATTCATGGTATGGGAAGATGACGGGTATTATGAAGCTTGTTTGTCAATAAAGGCTAAGAATTACGTATTAAAAACCAAAAATGGAGAAAAGAAATATAAAGGTTCTGCATTTAAAGACCAAAAGAAAGAACCTGCACTAAAGGAACTTATGTTTGAAATAGTGGATTGTATGTTAGACGGTACAAGCTCTCTCACAGAGGTATACCACCGCTACATTCAAGAAGCTATGAACATTGAAGATATCTCTAGATGGGCAATTAAGAAGAGTATTACCAAAAAGCTACTTACAGGTACTCGCAAAAACGAGACTAAAGTAATGGATGCCATAGACGGTGACTCAGTTCAGGAAGGGGACAAAGTGTATCTTTACTGGAATATTGAGGGTGAGGTTCAGGATGTCGCCAAAGGCGAGCCAGTATTCTACAAGGATGGTAGACCTAAAATGATACCAAATAGGATATTAAAGAAGATCGATGAGTTTGACGGAAACTACGATCACCTCCATTATGTCAAAAGAGTATACGATACCGTATCCATCCTAAAGACCGTATTTGACATGGAAGAGATTCCCAAGTATCATAGTTCTAAGTCAGCTCATTTGCTTGAGCAGTTTAAAGGGGAAAGTAATGTCTAATTTAGTTGATTTTAGTTCATTAAAGCAACGTCAAGAAGAGCTAAAGAAAAAAGTTATTCTAGTAGAATTTAAGAAAAGAAATAACACCGAACTAGACAAAGAAATGTACATAGAACATAGTTCAGGTACTAATAATCTCAAACTAATGGTCCAAAACAATAGACTACTAACTGGTCCTGTAAACCTAGAAGAAGATGCATATGCTGGTGGATATAACATTGCCATTAACGGTAAGAGTATGTTCCTAGACTTTGCTGAATCGCTAGATCTCTATGTACTTTTAAACTCTTTGTTTTCTAAGACTGATGGAATAAAGAGCGTAACTACTTTACTAGAGGAATAATGGAAGTCATACATTTAGCCATACTATTAACCATTGAAGTAAGTGCAATAGTTTTTTTAATCTACGGAATTTCTAGATTAATTAATTTTTTACTTAAATAAGGATTTATGGACTTAACCAGTTTACTAACAGCTTACTACAATGCAGTATATACTAAGAATAAGTTTTCCCAAAGTATTATTTATACTCGATTGATACTCATGGGACATACAGAAAAAGAAATTATGGTTCTTCTTAAAAAACAATTTAAGAGTGCTATTATAATAAAGAAAGCTAAAAAGAAGAAAAGAAAATGAGAATAGTGCTTTATAATCAACATACTGCAAATTCTTTTATTCAAGCTAGATTGCATCTTCCTTTTATTTTTCTCAATAAGACTGTAGGATGGTTTGAAAGATCTACTCTTATTAGTGGTATAAAAGCGCCTACGTCTTTTTTAATAGAGCATACCGAATACCTTAAGATAAGAGATAATGATAGTAAAGTAGAATGTTTAGAGATAAAAGTAATACTGTTAGGTTTTGGATTTAGTTTACATTTTAGGAGAGAAAATGGTTAAGAAATACGTATATACTAGTTACATACCAGGATCTTCCATTAACGAAGATTTCCTTCGAATATTAGAAAACTATTGTGCCTTAAACAATGCCGAACTTAAAGTAGTTCTTACAGCCGCTCCTAATAGGCAGGATCAGGGACTTGTTTTAAGTCGTCTAATTCCCTATGTTATTCAATCTGACTGTAAGATAAACGACAACTTATTCTTTGTTGACTTAAGAGCTAATGCTTCTTCTATGGACCCCCTCAGTGGCACGGATGCTATTGCCAATGCTAAGGGTAGCCTTGTTTTGGCTGCCCCCAAGCATCGGTTTAAATCAGTTGCTAGGAGCTTAAAACACAACAAATCTCCTAGAGGTATCTGGTGTACAGGTACTATCTCAGAACCTTACTATAAGCCCAATAAAGCCGGTTTAAAGGCTGATGGAATGCACAAGCTTGGGGCACTTGTTATAACCGTCGTAAATGATGATATTTTCCACATTAGACAGCTATCCTATGGCGAACATGGCGTATATGACATGAACGCTCTATACACCAAAAATAAGCGTCTAAAGGTTAATCCTGAAGGTCTTGTACTGGGGGATCTACATCCTCCCTTTGTCAACAACGACGTACTAAAGAAGACTCAGTTCCTTATGTCTAAACTAAACCCTAAAAATGTGGTATACCATGACATATTTGATGCTGCTAGTATCTCTCATCATGTTGAAGGTAAATTTATTACAAAAGTTAATGTTTTTAACTTTCTACCTTCTCTTCAGGAAGAGGTATCTTTGACAGCTAGAGTTATGAGTTCTTTAGTAAACTGGCTGCCAGAAGCTGAGCACTTTGTAGTAAAATCCAATCATGACGAACATTTGGATCGGTACTTGGACGAAGGTAGATATCTAAAGGACTATCAGAATAAAAAGTTAGCTATAGAGCTAGCTGAGGCTAAACTGTCCGGAAAAGATGTAGTAGAGTACTCTTTAAAAAAGGATAATCCTGATTTAGAGCAAATAAATTTTTTACAGAGAAACAATACATTAACCATAGCTGGAATAGAGTGTTCTAATCATGGAGATTATGGTGCAAACGGTGGAAAGGGGTCGTCAGTTCAACATGGACTATCTTTTAGTGGTAAAGTAGTTACGGGACATTGTTTAAGCGAAAATCATTCGGTAAACGTAAAGGGAAAGGGATTTATTCCAATAAGAGAAGTTACTTTAAACGATTATGTTTTAAGTTATGATTATACAACTAAAACAAATGAATGGACTAAAGTTCAAGAAAAAATATATGTCCCTCAATACTCAGGCACAATGGTAGAGATTGGATATAATGGAATTTATAAACAAGATGTTAGTTTAAATCATCATTTTTCATTATTAGATGGTTCATATATTTCATTAACAGATTTGGTTAGTACTCGAGGGGCGGGAGAAATTCCTTTAGTTGCAGAATCCAAAACCTATAATAAATCTATTGGTGAAATTGAGGAGCTTATTGTAAGATTAAAAATTGCCATAGCTGCAGATGGAAACATAGATAATACTAACATTAGATTTCACTTAAAAAAACCTAGAAAAATAGAAAGACTTAAATCGTTTCTTAATAAATTAAAAATTCCTTACAGTGAGAATTTATCAAAAACAGGATCTACTAAAATTCTTTTAAAGAAAACGGATAGTTTTTTAAGTCAAGAATTATATAATGAATTAAAGACCGATAAGACTTTAAATTATTCTTTATTGACTGCCAATATGGATGTTAAAAATATAGTTTTACATGAATGTACTTTATGGGATGGATCATTGTTGACTAAAGGGGCGCGACAATTTTGTACATCAAAAAAACACGAAGCTGAGATTATTTGTTCATTAGCTAATGAAATGGGATATAGATCTTCGCTTATTTCAAAAAAAGATGGAGGATTTGTTGTTACATTTAATATTGCAAGAAAAATTCCTTCTCAGCTAAAAAACTACGGAAAAGATTCTATAAAATTTAATGTAGTTCCTAGACACGTAGAGAATATTGAGCTATTTTGTTTAAAGACTGCTTATCATAATTTCTGGGTACGGAACGAAGAAACTGGACAAGTTTCATTAACAGGAAATTCCCATACCCCAGAAATTGGAATATATGGGAACTATATATGTGGTACTATGACTGACTTAAGTCTGCCATACACTAACGACTCTGGTACTTCAGGGTGGCTAAACACTCATACTATTATCTATCCAGATGGTAACAGAACTCATATCCATTTGATTGATACTAAAAAATAAGGTATAATAATTTTATGTCTAGACGTAACCCAGAAAATATTCAGACATTCCACATAAGCCACTTGTACACACCGACAAGAACTATTCTTATGTATGGAGATGTTGACATAGACATGTTTGAAAATGTTGCCAAGAATTTATTAATTTTAGATTCTACAGAAGGTACCATAACTATCTATTTAAATTCTGGTGGAGGAGATCTGACAGAAGCAATGGCAATATACGACATGATTAGTAATTGCAAAAACTATGTAAGAATTATCGTAGTTGGTCAGGCTTCTAGCGCTGCTAGTATTATTCTTCAGGCTGCTGACGAGAGACTAATGACTGAAAACTCTTACGTAATGATACATGCTGGAGAAGAAGGCACTGAAGGACATCCTGAAATTAAAAAACGTTGGGATGCTAAGCTTCTTAAAGACAATCAGTGGATGGAAGATTTGTACCTAGAAAAGATTAAAAATAAGAAGCCTAAATTTCCTAGATCTAAACTTGCAGAAATGTTAAAGTTTGATACAATACTAGAAGCTAAAGAATCAGTAGAAATGGGGTTAGCAGATGGATTATTTACAGATACGGATCGGGGATAGTGTTATCATTGAAGATTGTCGTCATATCCATAATGAGCTTCATGAGGGAGCTGGTGGAAGAATCGTTGGAGAAGCTGATGATAATGGTGAATATCTAGTTGACTTCTGGTCAACTCGCAAACGAATACCTCCTTCTAAATTCAAACAACTGTTACCTAAACAAGAGGTTACACAACCTACTATAGAGGTAGATAATAGTCTCTATGTAAAGTTTAAAAGACTTTCACCTTCCGCAGTACTTCCCAAGTATTCTAGAGAAGGAGACTGTGGTATGGATCTTACAGCAGTTTCATCTTACATTGATGAATTTGGTAATTATTGCTATGATACTCAACTTGCTGTAGCTATTCCTAAAGGATATGTCGGATTGCTATATCCTAGAAGTTCATTAAGCAAGTACGGTTTAATACTGACCAATCACGTTGGGGTCGTGGATTGCAATTTTCGAGGGTCCATGGTCTTTAAATTTAGAGCATCTTCTCCAAATCCTAAAGTATTTGCTGTTGGAGAAAGAATTGGACAATTACTTATAATGCCTTGTCCTAATATTTCTGTAGAAGAAACCGATGAGTTAGATGATACTAGTAGGGGGTCTCATGGATGGGGATCAAGCGGGGCGTAATGTCTTACGAAATAGATAAAAAGACCAAGGGAAAGATCATTAATGCCTTACGTAGGCTAACCTATTCCTATCCTCCTAGAAACGAAGTTAAACGTCTTAGAAAGGTCGATAAATCGCTTTATTCTTGCGAACTATGCCACAGGTACTGCTATGAAGGAAAAAGCAATAAAACGTACATAGAATACGCTCATAAGTATCCTGATAGAGAAATAGTAATGGAGAAGCCTCAAATCGACCATACTTTACCGGTAGTGCCTATAGAGAAGGGATGGAACTGGAATTGGGACGATATAATAAACAACATGTTCTGTAATATTAAAGGACTAAAGTGTTTATGCTCTAAATGTCATCAAGCTAAAACTGCAGAAGAACAAACACAAAGAGCCGAACTTAGAAGACAATCCAAAATTGACTAAACTTTAAACATCTGTTAAAATTATACTATGGGAAATGACCAATTAAAAGAGCTATTAGATTTACTTGAAAAGACTGAAGAGAAGAAGCTTCTTGACGTCAATGAAGTAAAACGCGGACAAACTAACTATACGGTAAAAGCTTTTATAAAGCAATTCAATATACGTGCTGGACTAAAGAGAGTACCGAATTATCTGGTGTTCTTTTATTACATAAATAAACTTAATGCTGCTAGATCTGACAAATTAAACAAATACTCTTTTTTTAGAGAATTCTCTAAGTTCTTTCCTAAAGCTAGGATAGGGTCACAAAGGTACTACTTATTGGATGAGGGGTCCTTTGATCTTAGTAGAGAATCTAAAAGAGAAGCTAAGGTATTTGACGCTAATTACAGAATTAGAAGTATTGCTTATCGAAAATCAAGGAAGAAGAATAAAAATGAAAAAAGCAAAGAAAGTCAGGAAAAAGAAAACCCTTCGGAATAGTTCTCGCTATCCTGAACTAAACCCACGTTTAAATCTAAAAGGTCGCCAAGACTACATGGATACTTCATACGTCAATGGCGTCAAAGATAAAGAGGGTAATACCGTTATTAGAGGACTGAACGAAGGTGAAAAGAAGTTTCTATCTCAATTTTATAAAGAGTGGTTAAATGCCGATTCTAGGAATCCAGAGCTATATACAGACGAAGATGAGTGGAGGGCTATATTCAATGAAAATAATTCCCGAAATAGATGTCTTTTAAATCATGCAAAGAAGTTAGGTAATCTCTGTAGATTCGACGCTAAGAAAGGCGATAGAAAGTTTGTAAAGGAATTGGGAGAATACGATCTAGAACTAATGACTTTAGAGCATTCAGAATTGAATGATACTACAAGCGAAGATAAGCTAGATAATGTAATTAAGAATGCTATTAAGAAATTAAAAAAGTAGTTGTTTTATAGCTAGTACAACGCCTACTACTACTGATAACACACCTAAAGCTTTTAAAGCTCCGTGCATATAAAATACGTGCTTTTCTACAGGACGCATTTCTTCTCTAAGTAGTTCTAGTCTTTCTTCAAGAAGATTACTTCTTTTAATGTGTTCAGCTAGGGATACTTCTTGTTTGGCTAATGTAATTGCCATGTCATTTAAAGAAGAGTCAATGCTATCAATCTTATCCATAATTCTTCCAAGTTTTTCTTCCATAATCAACTCCCTCTTGTTTTAATTCTTGTAGATATATCTCTTTACTTTAGGAAACTTTAGTCTCTCTGCCACTTCTTTTGCTCTTTGTGGAGTTTGCTTAGCCCATAGTGAATCTAAAGCTTCGTCGTATGCTCTGTCGTAATCGCCGTATTTTAATGAATTAAGCATATTCTCGAACTTGCTTACTCCAGTTCTACCCATTTGGAATACCATTTCAGTTAAGGCTTCTTGTTGTTGTTGAGATAAATCAGCTATACCTTTTTGGCGAATAAGGTCTAAAGCATCTTGTTTTGCTTTATTGATGTTAGCTTCAAGCATTTGATCAGCTTCTTGATCAGTAATACCCTTAGTTGTAATCTTTTGTACTACTTCAGGAGCGTATTTACCTTTAAGTAATTTGTCTCCCCAAGCTACTGTAGGTGCTCCGCCTTCGGGAGAAGCATGAGGCATCCATAGTCCTGTCTTAGGATCATATCCCTCTTTAAAAGGGTTTTCGTATTGTTTTATTCTGTCTTTTAAACTAAGATTCTCACCAGAAGGTTTAGATGCTGGAACGGGATATTGAGGTACCTGGGGTTCTACAGGTTGCACAGGCTGTGCTTCAGAAGATGTTTCTCTATCTAGTCTCCGATCTACAGAAACTTTATCTTCAACACCTAGCATTTTTATAAGATCTTGAAGTCTATTCATTTTCAATCTTCTTCATTACTTCTCTAAATGCTGGTTGTTGCAATAAACCAAATATTATACTTTTTCTAGTACGTTCTGGCTTATCAGCTACATTTCTAAGTACTTCGGCGTAACTCTCAGCACCTGGCATACTAAGCATCTTCTCAGATACTTGTAGTAATTGGTCAGGTTGATAGTCTAGTTTGCCTTTTAAAGCATCTACTACTTGTACTTTTTCTTCAACAGGCATTCTACGCACTTGTTGATTCAATTCGAATTCTTTTTGTATCTTAGCTCTTTCTAGAGGATCAGTAGGCATGTCTGAATTAGCGAGTGAACCAAAAGCTATTTCTGCAGGATTAATACCTTCAATAAAGCCTTTACCCGCTTCTTCAGCACCTTTTCCTTCTTCGGCAGCAAGCGCTCCTCCTGCAGCTCCTAATAGTCCTCCAATAGCAGCTCCGACAACAGGGATACCTTTTGCAGCTTTTGCTGCAGTCTTTAATGTTCCTCTTCCTGTAGTATCAATAAAGGCGGATTTTAATCCTGATAATATGCTATCAGCTTTAGCAGCGTCTTTTCCTGCTTCTCTAGCAATGCCTGGTTGTATTTTAGAAAGATCGCTAAATTTTTTGTTTATTTCTTTTAATTTTGCTAAATCTGCTTTTCCTGTTTCAGGGACTTCTGCTATTAATTTTTCAATAGCTTCTCTAGTAACTACGTTGCCCTTTTGAGCCATAGAAGCTTTATCTGTGCTTCCTACTAAAGACTTACCTTCTTTATAAGCAAGATCTCCATATTTCTTTTTTAGTTCTTGAAGTCCCTCTATACCTAGACCTTTAATTTTTAATTCTGGAGCGGTAGGTGAATATACATTTTCAAGATCTTTTACTGCTTGTCTATAAGCAATCATTTCAGATCTATCTACGCTAAGAGACGGGGCAGCTTTCTTTTTAAATTGTTCAAGAAGGTCTGTTAGTTGAACTTTTTTAGATTCTGGAGCAACTGACTCATATAGAGATGCTTGTTCTTTACCTAAATATCCTAGTCTTTTGGTAATTTCATCTTTTTGATCTTCAGCATCGGATAAAGCTTTAAACAGATCGGTATCTACAGCCATTTTAGCAAGGCGTCTTTTTTCAACATCGCCAAGCTCTTCACTGATTTGTTTTCCAAATCCCATATTAGCTGCAATAGCATCCAATGCTACTTTCTCTAAAGGTTCAGCAATTACTTTACCTGCTGAATATCCAGCACCAGCGCCAATTCCTGTACCAGCGGATGCTTTAAGAGATTCAACGACTTCATCTTTTGGTTCTGATTGAAATGACATGGCAGGAGCAACCATTGGAATGTTTTCCTCAGGAGCAAATCCTAAGTCAGACAACTCTTGTTCTTCAGTAAATCCTAATTCTTGAAGGTCTTTATCTGACATATTTACTCCGCTACCGTACCAAGTTTTTTATCAAGAAACTTTTGTAAATTAGCTCTAGGAATAGACCCAATTTTACCGTCGTTTGTACGAACTCGTACTTTGTTGCTATCCTGACCGGGTTGATACTTTTGTTTTAGTTCACCTAAAGACTCTCTTTTAACAAATTTTTCAACATCTCTACCGCTTTTAGAAATATCATCTAAAACTCTTACTCTAGAATTTTCAACTTCATCTTTAAAGTTTGCAAGTTTAGCAGCAAATTGTTCATCACTATCAGTTTCTTGGGGAAGTTGTAATTCTAAACGTTTCATTTCGGGTTCGGCAATTGCTGTTCCGGAAATGGACTTACCGTACTGAGACAAAATTACTCTCAATTGAGCAGCTAAAGCAGTCTTATTACCATCTGCTTCACCTATAAATCGTTTAACAGATTCAATTCTACCTTTAATAGGACCTGTAGAGAAGGTTTTCATTCCTTCAATCTTATCTAAACTATCTAGAGTAGTATTCATTCCACTAATTCTATCCACTTGTTTTTCACTTAATTCATTTTTTTCTACTTTTTGCCAATCAAATTTATCTTTATTTAATTCTAAAGATTTATTTCTAATTTCTAGATTTTCAGCTTGACGAAAATTCTTACCTTCTTCTTTCATTTTTTCAATATTTAATTGAGCTTCTTGCGCTTCAGTTAAAGTTTTTTTACCAATTAATTGATCTTTAACTATATTACCATCAGAATCGTATGTAATCATTTTAGTTTCGCCACCTAGGTTGACGATTTCAGTACGGTTGCCTAATGCTCTGTTGGTTCTCATAGCATTTAAAAGCTCTCTGTAAGAATCAATTTCTGATTGTCCTTTTAATTGAGCTTCTTTTAGATAACCAAAGTCAATAGGCTTAAAGTCTAATGGTATAGGACCTGACATTACATTTCCACCGGCAAACCCTGAGTATGTTACCGCCTTTCCTAGTGATTCTCCAAGAGATTGAATTAGAGCTGCTTTTCTATCTTTTTCAGCAGCTTCACTAATATCTTTTCCATATTGCTGTCTGGCTTGACGATATTGATCTAGTATTTGTTGTAGTTTAGTTTCTTTATCTTCAGGCTTCTCACTTGGTGGAGTAGCCATGGTCATATTTTGAATTTCTTCTTGATTTTTTGCAATATCCGGACTAACAGTTAAATTGTCATTAATGAAATTTGGTTGATTCATCTCAGGTTGTTGAACTTCCATAACTTGAGGAGCTTCTATAACAGGTTCCTCAATTACAGGAGCTGGTTCCATTTCTTCAATGGGTCTCCCAATAAAACCTAATCCTTGATCGTCAAGGGTAGTTTCTCTCGGAACATTACCAGACATATCTCTAAACTGCTGTAAAGTATTTAGTAAATTTTGGTAATCGTTTAGTTTATTAGCCATATATTACCTTTTATTAATCATGTCCATAAGAGCTTGTCTACGAGCTTTAGCATATTCAGGACCTTGAATAGATTGCTCTAGGTTGCCTAAATTCATTTGTCTAGGACGCATAGCCTCTGCAGATTTAGACATAGATCTACCAATTCCTTCTAGTGCAGATAGTCCAGCTTGAGCCATTCCATTATCACTTTTACGATCATTAACTTCTTCAGTAAGATCCGCAACTTCTTGAGTATTTTGAACATTCATTTTATCGGTATCCTGTCCTAACACTGGAGCATTCTGAGATACTTTATTCCAGTCAATATTAGCAATATCTTTATTTGCTTGTTGAAGCTCTTGCTTATCAAGATCCTGTTGCATACCAAATTTTCTTTTGATGTCTGACCAGAAAGCCATAGTTAAGCCTTTTTACTTTTCTTTTCAAGTTTTTCTACTCTATCCATAAGATCTTTAGCAGCGGCTAATGCAGATGTGGCAACTTGACCAACATCAACGCTCTTAGTTCCTTCACTATCATTAGCTACCATATCTTTACCAGCTTCAGACTTTTCTAAATCCTGAGCCATGATACCAAGTCTTCTACCTTCACCATGTTTTTCTTGATTTTTATATTTGTACATGTATGGTTCTAATTTAGAAAGCAATTTATTTAGTTCTCCTTTAATTTCTTTAGGAGAAGCATTTTTTATATCTTTTTTAACTTCTTTGTCAGAAGCTTTCATTCCTGCAGCAGCCAAAGTTGCTCCTCCTGAAATTAAACTTCCCATAGTAGCTTGATTAGCTGCAGCTTGTGCTTGGGCTTGTCCAGCAAACATTTGAGCCATATTACTACTAGCCTGAGATAATCCACCAGCTTTACGCATTTCATTTTCAAATTGTTGTTGCTGTAAATTCTTATTGAACATTTGTTCTTGATTGCGTAATGCAGAGCCTTGCTCCGAAATCCTTTGTCTCTGTCCTAGGTTCTGACCCGCTACATTTTGTCTATTAGCAGCATTGAATTGATTAATAACATCTTGAGCAGACTTTACTTGTGATTGTCTACCAAACTGTTGTTGTTCCATTTGTCCAGCAGCTTGTGCAGCTTGAGCTAAAGCGTTTTGTTTAGCTTGTATAGATGCTTGTGCCATTTGTGCAGATTGCTGTTGAGCAGCTAAAGCACTTGCTTGTTGAGCTTGTAATTGTGCAGCGAGACTAGTACCAGAATCTGCCATGCCTCTTTGTTGCATACCAGCTTGAATATTAGCAAGATCAGACTTTTGTTCTGCACCCGATTTATCCATAAACTGACGGAAGATAATTCTANNGAGCTGCCATTTGAGCATCTCTTAAACGAGGATCTAATGAAATACCTTCAAGCTCTGTTCTACCTAATTGTTCAGGAGTTAGTTCCCCAACAAGGTTTGGAGCTTCAAGGATGAGTTTCATTTTCTCGATATCAGGAAGATCTACATTTTCTAAACGCTTAGCAGCTTCGCGCATTGCAGCGGCAGAAGAATCTGCATATCCTTTAGCTGCTCCAGTGTCAGTTAATCCAACTGCATCAGTAATTCCAGAAACTACCTTACCCATAATTTACCCTATCTTTTTTTGAAAATAAATAAGTCCTGTATCTTTGTCAAACTTTATAGCGTTACAACCGTATTTTTGTATAAACTTAATTGACTGCTCCCAATTTAAAGCATTGGTGTCTACATGAGAGTATAACACTTTTGCTCCATTTTTTAAAGCCAGATCAACAACTTCATCTGCCATGTCTGTAGCTGTCTTGCTAAATCTTTGATTTGGCGTTACGAATATATCTTGTATAAAGACCCATCCATCGCCAATCTTATAAGTACAGAATCCATTTTCGTTTTCTACGGTATCTAGTCCTTCTCTTTCTTTTACATATTGAGAATAAAGACTAGTCATATTTATCCTATGTTAGTTATTGGACCAGCCATACCTACTGAAGACTGATCCGTTACTGGATTAGTTAATTCTCCAGTAGTCTTTCTTCCAAAACGATCTCTCAACGATTGTACTAAAGAAGCTAGTTTAGAAGTGTCAGCTAAGCGTACATTTTCAGCCTTTTGAGCTTCCAACGCCTGAGCCTGTCTTCCTGATAATTGAGCCAATGCTGAGTATCTAGCTCTATCTAAGTCGGTAGCAAGGCTTTCTCTTCCAATGTCTGCTCCTTGAGCAAACTGAGGATATCCAACGCCTGTACTTTTTAGTATCTCTTGTTCTAGGTTTTTTTGCAAGTCAGTCTTTTGTTGTTTCAAAAGATTCTCAACTCTAGCTCTCTCACCTTCTAAAGCACCAAGATTGAATTGATATGCGTCGAAGATTCTGCCTGTATATGGATTGCCTGAAGTAGCTTGTCCGCCAAATCCTAAGTTCTGTAAAGTGGCTAAGTCTTGACCGCCGGTAAATCCAAAAGCAGCTTTTACTGCTGGTTGCATATATCCATAGTCATCTTCAATACGAATGTTAGAAAGACCTTGACCAGTTTTTATATAGTTTTCAAGAATTTGGTTTACATCACCTACTGGAGCCGCCTGGTATTTTTGATTAGCATATCTTATAAAATCTTGAACTCCCCCGTCGCCAGTTTCTCTTTTATATTGATTATAAAGAGGATTGTTGCGGTAGTTTTGAGGAGTAATATTACTTAAAGCACTTTGTCTGTTTTGTTGAGCAACTTGATTAGCTAATGTTTGGTTAAGCATTCCACCAAGAGAACTGCGCATTTGATCTACAGTACGTCTTCTTGTAGCTTCCCCAGAATAGTAATTTAATAGTTCGTCTAATTCTGATTGTTCTTGTTGCAATTGAGGATTTAAGAATTCGTTAATAATTCTTTGTCTTTGAGCTTTTTCTTGTTCTGCTTTTGTATCTAGTGCGGAAACAACTCCTTGTTGAGATGTTTCAGCTTCAGTTTGAAGCCCAGTACTAGCCTGTCTATTAGCTTCTAAAAGGTCTGCCAATTGTTGATTAGCTTGTTGTCTAGTACCTTCTACCTGCGCTTTAGTTTGATCTACAATACCTCCGCTTTGTTGTAAGAGGTTATTGAGATTTCCACCACGTTGTAATAGTAAACTATCTAACGTAGCAGCTCCAGATCCATATGCTTGTCTTTTACCGAATAATTCTCTTAACTGTCCTGCTCTACCTTCAAACGTCTTAAGGTTCTCTGCTTGTCTAGCTAGGTTTTGCTTCTTTGCTTCTTCAGCAGCGAGATTAAGATCTTGAACATCTTTAAACTGCTTAGAACCTGTTGCTAAGTCTCTGAACGATTGTATTTCTTCTTGAGTCAGGCTTTTGGCAACCTCAGCACTTGGAGATACTGGCTGTACTGGAGCAGATTGATCACCTTGCTGTACAGGTTGAGGAGCAGAAATACCCATAGCTTTTTGTAAAACGCTTTGAGCTTGTTGCTTAGCAGCGCCTAATTGTTGCTGCTGTTCTTGAACTTGTGATTCGTATCTTTGTTTTTGTTTATCTAACGACGCACCAATTTGCTGAGCTTGCTTATTCATATCACGAGTAACAGTCTGACCCATTCTTTGACCAGCACCTTGATTAGCTTGTATATAGCTTCTTAAATTAGTGAACTGTCCAGAAGATGGTTTTCTTTGTGATGATGTAGGAGCTTGAGGAGCTTGTTGTCCAGCACTTGGAGCTGCACCTATAAATGCGGATTCAGATCCAGTACCTACTTGCTGTGGCTGGTTCTGTACTTGCTGACCATTAGGTCCTAAAACTTGGGAACTTCCTTGGTTCTGTAGGTCAATTGGATTTTGTTGTAAATACGCCATTTTAGGTAATATCCTATTACAAGTAGTTGTTAATTAAATGACAATAACAGTGAGCTTATACGTTACGTTAGGTACTAATCCCGTCACGTGACTGATTGTCACACTTTGATTTCCTATTGGAGTATAACTAATAAAAGGAGTACTTGTCGGATAACTAGTTGAATTTGTTAAATTCTGTGCTCTTATTACCGTCAACCCTCTAGGACTAGCCTTACCTACGTTTACCGAAGTAACTTTCAGTGGCTTACCATTACTATCGATAGATATGTCAAATTCAATAAGATTTTGATTTAAGTTATCGAAATCTATATTACCATTAACAATGTTTACAGTATCTGACATGAACTGGTTTAGCACGTATCCAAGCTTAGATATAAGAGTCTGGTACTGAGGTTCAAAATCCTCTGTAATAATACGTTTAACGTTGTTTAATCGTGCCATAGTGCTTACCTATACGCTCTACTAGAAACCGCTCTAACGACTGCAGAAACGCCTAAAATACGCCATTTTTCACGAGCATTAAAATGATCGAACTTCATTGTCAAGTATCGACATCTTTGCTTCTGAAGAGGTACTATAGTTCTAAAAGGTGCATCATTACTTTCTCCACCCCAGTAGAATTGAGACTGACCATACTCACCATAGCCCCAGTAACCTACTCCTTTACTAAAGAAAGGTACTTCTTCTAGACTTTGTGATAAGTCAGAAGAAAATGATAATTTGGCACTATAAAAGTTATTCTGGTCAAACATTATTGTAGATTCTCTAATCTGCTTCAGTCCTGATGGATCTCCAAAGTGCATAGGCTGCCATTGGATTTTACTCTTAATAGCCTTAAATGCTATAATACTACCTTCTTCAAAAGGTACTGAGTGGCTTAGAGTGACTTCATTTTTAGCTACATTTACTGAAGTTATAATAGCTTCGTATGAAATTGTGTCGCTAATCTGCTCATAATTCTTAAGACTTGTATCACAAGCTCCGTTATTTAACTGGGAGATCATTGTATTGAACTGAGTCTGCATTGTAGACCAAGTTGTAGAGAATGCTTGTACTGTTACTGTGCCGCTTGCATCATCTGCAACTAACTTAGAATTTAAAGCATTTAAAGCTGAAGTAATGTTATCGCCATATTTCATCTTTAAAGTAGACTCGTAGTCGTCTTCTGTTAGACCCTTGTCTAGGTCTAATTTTCTTAGAAGTCTATTAAATTGTGCAACAGTTATATACTGTTCTTGATAGATTACATCTCCAGCTTCTAGACTTGCAGCACTTGATACTTTAAGTACCTTATCGGAAAGAGCATTCGAACCTAATGTAAGATTGAATTGTCTGTCCGCAAAATCAGTTCTATCGTCTTCTTTTCTTTCTTGGAATAGATAGTTGCTATTTCCAGATCCTACGTATAATTTATCGTCTTGAGATAAAACATGGGCACATGTAGCACTTACTGTCCACTTAGTCCAGGTTCTTTCAAAAGTATTATATCTAAAGCATTGGGTTGCTACGGTATCGGTCTTGATACTTGGTAGCCACAGTATGTAAGCTCTATCGCTTTCATATGCTAGTCCGAAAGAAGTATAGCGATAACTAAACTTAGTATTTGTTACTTCCGAGATAAGGTTTTCAATATCCCTGGAAATAATGCTTACTCCAGTATCACTAATTGTAACAATACCTTGAGTAGTTAAACAGTATATCTGGTTATTTAGTACAATTGCGCTATCAGGAGCTATAAGGTTTGTAGAGTTATCTAAAAGTCTAACAGTAAAGTTAGGGGCTACATCACCTGATAGTATGTAGACTCCATCTGTCTTTAAAATAAAAAGGTTATCTCGTAGTCCAATGATTCTTTCAATAGCTTCATCTTTTGGTCCGATATCTATGTAGTTGACCAAAGGAACAGCTTCTGGCTGGTTTGCCTTTGAGAAGTAAATTCTATTTGGAGATACTAGATTGTCCGAAACTTCTGAAGGAGTAAAATAAAAGGCATTTGCGGAAGGATCATCTTCTGTTATTATATTTACTGGTACAGTAAAGTTATCTACATCTACTACCGTAATAGGATATTTACCATATATAGCTGGAGATGAATTTGGACTATATACAATTACTTCTGTACCTGTTGATAGACCGTGTGCTACTTTATTAATCTTAGCAGGACTATTTGAACCAGCAGAGAACTTAACGCTTACTATTGTTTGATTCTCAGTTAGTGTAGGACTAAATTGACTTGTTAGAGAAAAGTCTCCTACTGACAAGTAAAACGGAACATCTTCTAAAGCTTTATTTTCAAAAAGTATTTTACCAGGAAGGTCATTTTCTGCCGATAGGTATGTCGCAGTTACTGGACTATTGGAATCTTGATTAATAACATAAATGAGAGAACGAGCAGTTTCTTCAATTGACAAGGCGCTTGATTCCGAACCAGATAAGAATACTTTGTTTAAAGAAGCGTCTTCTCCATCGCCTTGAGTTGTAACAGATATTGCCCATCCAGTACCTATGTCGATAGACGGACTAGAAGAACCACTATAGGCATCTTCTGTATTACCATTATTCGTATTAGTAATAGTTACTACGTTAGTATTAACTGCTACATTGAAGTCGTCAAACTCTAGTAATGTTTCGTACAATCTTTGAGCTATTTGATTAGCTGTAGCTCCTGTCAAATCTGTTAGGTCTACAGTAACTCCTAGTCTTCCTGCGATTGCTGGGTCAACTCCAGAGCCTTTATTAAACCATAGATAGTACTTGACTTCATCGTTTGCGCTATTTAAAAGTATGTAGCTGTTATTGGCATTAGTTTCTAGAGTATTTGCATAGCTGTCGCAAGTTATGTCTGTTACTTCTGCAGCACCAACGAAAGTATATTCGCTAGTACCGTTTGCATTAGTTACAAAGAACTTAGAAGAACCTGATACAAAGTTACTTATACCTAGTAAGGATATTTGTAGTCTGTGGCGGCTTTTAGTATTTGCATAAAATACTGAGCTACCAAATAGTTCAATATCTTTAGCAATAGGTGGAGTATCGTTAGCTTGAAGAATACCTTCCTGGGAAACCGGATTAGTATAGAGGTCTTGTCCATTGTTTCTAAAAGTTTCGGGAGTATCGTCTACTACCGTAATGTATCCTAAACTAACATCAGTTGATGTTACAGCTTCTTCGAATACTAGTCTCATTTCATCACCTGGATCAATGTCGCTTAAAATCTGACCATCTACCGGAGAAATGATTTGGGTTCGGTATATTTGATAGAAGAAGTTAGTGGTAATTCCTGCTGGTATTGTAAAAGTTATTTCTGCATTAGCAGGTTGACCTTCGGCAACAGCTCCGTTTAAGCTAGTTGCCAAAGTTACACCCGTTACAGTTCCTGAAATATTGGTGGTATCTCCGCCTTCTTTCATGGTTATAGTAACTACATTTGATAATACGCTTAAATCAAATTCTGTGGTGGCGTTTAAAATGCTATCCGCTATTTTAGCAGCTACTTGATTATTACTAGTTAAACCGTTTATTTTAACTTCTATTGCAGTTTTACCTATAGTGTTTGCATCTACAGGAGCAGTATCTGTTCCAGAAACGTTGAACCAAACGACGAACTGAGAATTAATACTATTTACAATAAAATACTGAGAAGCAGTAATGGTTGCGTAAGCACTTACGGTTACGGTAGATTTTTCATATGTAAAGAAAGTGTTACTGGTATTAGTAAGGACGTATCTAGAGCTTGGATATCCGTATAGTAAATTTGTGTTGTTGTCTTTGTAACCGAATAGTATTCTATATGCTACTTTAGATTGTTCAGGAAGAAATCCTGATGCATCTGGATAGATTACAGCTTCTAGATCAGTCGCTTTTGGAACTCCTGAATCTAGTATATAGTTAGCTGCTGTAGTGAATTGTGAAGCACTCGTTGCGCTTATTTTCTTGATACCTTTATCTGTTGTAAAATAAAGATTACCATTTGCTTCTTGATATTTAATTCTTAGACCAGCTTCTAGTTCTGAATAACTTCCGGAAAAATTAGAGAATGTTCCAGATCCATTGTCGAACTGAAGAGTACTATTGAAATGTCTTAGAAGACTGTTCTTGTATTCAAAAACTTGCTTTATTCGATCATTACCTAAAGGAAGGGAAGAACCATAGTCGGCTAATCCACGACGTTGAGTAATTACACCCTTCTCGTCAATATTAACGTTCTCTGCTATTTTTAAAGCTCCATCTCCAGCACTTAGTTCATTTAAGAACGTTCTAAGTCCTAAAGCCTGGATGACTGTGGCTCTCTGAGACATTAAAACCTACTTCGATTTCTTTTAAATCGTGATAAATTGTTAGCTTCTTGTAGGGGAGAATATCTAGGTCTTACTTTTTGAGGAGCACCTTCAACTCTATTATCAATTAGATTGTTAATGGACTTTTCCATTTGATCTAATTTAATTTTAGCATTGGCTAAGTTCTCGCTATCCCCCAAGGCTTCTAGTATGTAAACAGAAGCTCTTTGTGTTAGCAAAGGATGCATTTCAGTTGGTATATTAGGTACTGGAGATTGTTCTTTTTCACAAAGATAATCGCCTACCATAAGTTCTGAAGGAATATCGGCAACTGCAAATGTTACACTTTTTGTTGTAGAATCACTTGATGTTGGTTGTATGTCGTAATCGTATATTTTATTAGGACTTCTATACCCAACAAAGTCCATCTGAGGTAGATTAGAGAATTTCTCTGGGAAATTGGATAGAGTAATTACACCAGTAGTTCTATTTATGTTAGTTACTTTTCCGCAGTGTTTTTCTAGAACAATAACGTTTGGTCTAAGATAAAAATGCATTCTCATTTTATCACTATAACCGTTACTGTAGTCTACTAAAACAACTTCATTATTTTGAATATAAAATACGTTCCTATCACCAAAGATGGTGCCACTTTTATAATCTGAAAGTTGGTCTAGGGAAATACGACTTAGTTCGTACACTCCACCGTCTGCATTTACGAAAGATACGTCTCTTAACTTGTTACCAACAGCTCTGTATGGAATTGGGTAATTAGCTGTGCCTGAAACAAATTGGAGATCTTCATAATTTACAAGGTGTTCTTCACTTAACACTAGCAACGTAGATAATAGACCAGCGTCCATTTCTTCGTTTAGTATATTTAGTATTGCTTCATCGCTATAGACAGAGGTGTCAGTAGGAATCATTGCCCTTTGACGTACCGCTTCAATTAGTTTTGAAGCCGTCATTACTCGGCTCATGATTACTCCGATTTAGCGGCTAATTGCTTCTTTAATTCTTCAATTTGAGCTTTAAGTGACTCAGGACTTTCTTCTTCCATTTCAGGAGCTTCTTCGCTTTCTTCTTCACAAGCTGGGCAGCCCATATCGCCACATTCATCACATTCATAACCTTCAGACTCTTCGTCTTTCTTTTCCATTACATCTTCAGCTTTTTCAAGACCTTCTTTAAGACCTTCTTTGCTATCAGAAGCAACAGTTACTTTCATGAGTTTTTTTCCTAGCACATCTTTAAGATCGCCACGACTTTCACCCATCATACTCATCATTTCTTTCTTAAGACTCTTAAGCATGGCTTTTTTAGCCATCATCTTTGCATCCATTTTCCAAGCTCCTTGAAGTGTATAACTACCCGTAAGTAGTTGTTAATTATTGTCTCTCTGACATGCGTTTTAAAGCATTTCTTCGAATATTTTGCATATCGTTAAATTTTTCACCAAATTCCAATGCGTTAGCTTGTCTTTCTTGAGATTTAGCCTTAGCTTCATCAGATTTAGCTCTCATCTCTGCTTGATACTGAGCGACTTGTTCAGGACTTAGCTCTTTATCTTCAGAAATACTAGAAGGTAGCAAAGCGTCTACAATTGGAGTAGTAACTTCTTCTTGAGCAGCTTTAGCGATAGCCTCAGGAACGCTTGCTCCTGCTTCTCTAGCCCCACCAAATGCCATAGCAGCACCTACTAGGGGTAATGCTCCAGCAACGCTCTTTAAGCCTTTTTTAGCGGCAGATCCGCCCATATCCATTAAAGCTTTACGCTTTGCGCCAGCAACATCAAGTTCTTGTACTTGTCGAGCATTAGGAATTGAAGTTTGTCCTAGTCTTTGAGCATCTCTAAATTTTAAGTCATTTATTTTAGCAGCTTCTTTTTCGAGTATTTTACCAGCTTCATCTTTAGCAGCTACTTTAGTGTAGCCCTTTTCAGATAGCTCGTCCATGTTAGTAAATGGAGAGTCTTTTTTCATTGTCGGAGCGTATTTCATTCCTGTAGTAAAGTTTCTTTCTAATACATTCTTTACGCTTTTCCATTCTTCAAATGCTTCAGCGTCTAATTTAGGATCAGGAGCTGATTTGTTTAAAAAGTCCATAACTTCATTGGCTTTAGCCATTACAGCATCTTTTGTGCCAAATTTATCGGCTAATGCTCCGGGAGTTAAATCACCTTCCATTATGCGATTTTTAAGCTTTCTAAGACCGTCTACACTAAATGCTTGTTTATCTGCCATATTACTTTATCCTTGTTGTGTATAAATCGCAAAGTTCAAATAATTGTTTAGGGGTAGCTTTGTCTACATTTACGTCCATAGGAACTTTTCCACTAGCTTTTAATACTCTAGCTACTAACTCTGAACAGATATATGCATTTTCTCCATCAAAGAACCACTTCCAGTGTACACCAAAACGAGCAAAAAATATACCCAATATGGTACGAATACTGTAAGGTCTGCCTAATTTATACCTGATAAGGTTTATTAATGCTAACTTTTCTGCAGATTCTATTGGCATAGAAAACTCTGCAACAACCTGATTTTCTTCTAAGAACGTCTGTTCTACAACATGGTTTACCATACCTTTGCTGGCTTGATAAATGTCAAAGTCGTTAAAGTGTTTATTACTGAGTTTAATATATGTATGTGAGTAGTTTGTACTATCAAACAATTGTATGGCTAGGCTAAAAGGCTTAAATCCTTTAGCTCTTGAAAATCCTATAATTAAATTGTCTGATGCCATATATTATGCTCTAAAATACTCTAACATTAAAAGTAGCTTGTGTTTAAATCCTACTGAATGTCTTACAACTACTTCTAATTGATTAGCTTGAAATGGAACTCCTGCTATATCCTTAGCCATGTATTTAGCGGCTCTACCATCAGTTTTTACAGCTTCATTAGAGCCATAAAAACGCATATTAATGCCTCCAGCAAATTCCTTAACATACGGACCACCTAAGTCTACAATACCACCTAAAACCCAAATACGAACGTCTGAAGCAGGAGCTTCTATTTGTTGTAGACTTCCAGCAATCAATTCATAATCGTACTGTGGTTTAAACAGTATTCTAGTTTTTACACAAGAAGAGTCTATATCTTGTTGTGTAGTTAATTCTACATTATTTACATCATAGAATTTTAATGTGCATATATTTCTTGCTGCTTCTGCAGAAGTCTTTTCATATAAACTATTTAGTTGACTTGTTTCAAATTCTATTGGATGAGCAAAATAAACCCATCCTTTTTGACCTGCAGCGATTCGTGTTATTTGTCTTCCTTGTTCGTCAATTTCTGTATTTTTTATTTCTACAGATTGATTTATTAAAGGAATTTCTCGGTATATAGGAGAGTGATTTTGTACCAACGCATCTAAAATAGATTTTTCTTCTACACTAAGTTCTGATAAGAATACTATGCTAGTAAACGAGCCCTCTGTTTGTATAGAATTTAATTCTTTTATAATAGAACTATTATTAATTTCTTCATTTAACTGTGAAGCATGACAGAATTTCTCATATTGGTACAACATTATGATACCCTCCAGAACTCAAGTCTTGCTTCTCTAATACCTACAGTTCCTCCTCCACCACTTCTTGCATATTGTAATAATATAGTGTGTGTGGCAGTAGAGCCAAATGTTATGTAACCAAATCCGCCTCTAAGATTTCTTTGGCTGGTTGCAGAGTCTGAATGTTCTTCTTGATGGTCACATAAAATCGTAACGCCGTCAACAATAACTCTTCCTCTAAAACTGTTTGCGTTATCAGTATTGTAAAATTCATAACTCCATCCCACTCTGTATTTTCCGGCAGGAACAGAACCAGTAACTAAAGTTACTTTTGTTGTTAATGTATTACTTGCTAAAGTACTTAAAGCTAAACTTTCTGCATCTACGGCATTGCTACCAAAAACCGCACTTACTGATGTGGTTGTAACATTTGTAACTCTTCCTTTGTTATCTACAGTAACAATAGGAAAATTACTAGCATCTCCGTAAGTACCTGCGGTAACTCCTGTTGTAGTAAGAACTGCATTTATAGAATTTCCAGCATCATTATATGTAAAGTCTGTATCTACCGAGTCTGCAAACATTGCTCCAACAACATCTTGTGTAGCTTCGCTAAAATCTGAAATAGTTGAGGCTAATTGTGTCCCTGTATGATTAGCTCTATTTCTATCTGTAGAATGAAAATGTAGTGCTGAATCCCCTGCGTCAGTTAAATCAGTATACTCAGTTTGTGTTAAATGGAAGTGGGTTGTGCTATTTAAATTGTTTAATAATGCATGATTTACACCGGCAGGTAGTACTGCCGCAGTAATCTGATTAGAGGCATCGTTATATGTTAAGTCTACTGAAGATGAATCAGTTAAAGCTCCACCAATAACGTCCTGCACTTCTTCGTCAAAGTTTAGTACCTGAGTTTTAGGTATATTAATGGCTATTGTAGTTACTGCAGTTAGCTGACCTTGAGAGTTTACTGTTATAGACGGAACAGTACTTGCGTTTCCATAACCGCCAGCTACAACTCCAGTATTTGCTATGTTTAAGGTGCGACTTGTGGTTATATCTCCACCTCCGCTTAAACCAGTTCCTGCATTTATATTTACAGTAGAATGATCTATATGTTCATTAACTACAAAGTTTTGTAATGCATCATGGTTTACACCTGCTGGTAATACTGCGGCACTAATTTGATTTCCTGCATCGTTGTATGTAAAATCAATTGATGCTGTATCTGTTAATATGTTACCAACAGCATCTTGTGCTTGTTCGTCAGTATATTGTGTAATTGTTGAAGCTATCGTTAACTGATTACCAGCATCGTTATAACTTAAGGATATTCCAGATCCTGCTTGTAATAAAGCGGAAACCCTATCATCTGTTGCCTCAGAAAAGTCTGTAACTTGACTTGCTGGAATAGAAATATTTACATTTGCTGCAGCGGTTAATTGTCCTTGAGCGTTTACTGTATATGTAGGAACTTGTGTAGCACTTCCATAAGAAGCTGCAGTTATACCTGTGTTTGTTATAGCTACCGTAGGATTGCCAGAAACTCCATTACCATTTGTAACAGTAATTCCTGTAGAAGCCGTTAATGTTCTTCCTGTAAAGGTATCTGGAGCTGTTTGTGTTAAAAGACCATTTGTATTATATGCAGCTAAAGATGTTAATGTTGCATCTAAAGGTTGCTTTTCTGAATCTAATTCGTTTATTGCGGCTTGTACCGTTGTTGCAGATATGTTACCTGCAGGAGCGTTCGTTATTTGTGTTGCTGTATAATCACCGGATTGTGCAGTAACGGCTCCTGTTCTACTAAAAACACTAGTTACTTCACTAGGAGATATTTCTATATAAGCAGAACCAGACCATCTATATGTTTTATTATTGTTTAATGCTACATATATTTTACCAGTTTCTCCTGTAACAGGGAATGATGCTAAGTTTGCATATTCTTCAACATCGTCAACATAAGAAGGTAGTTGAGATGCAGGAACTTTTCCACCAGAATCTAAAGAAGCATATCCGTTAGGATTGCCTTTTTCTGATAATTGTTGATATCTAGCATCTCCTCTAGTTTGATTATAATACTGAGTGTGATCATCGTCTGCTAAACCAGAAATGCTTCCATGGTCTATACCAGATTGAATAATTGTAGCACTTATTGTATTTGCAGGATCGTTGTATGTAAAGTCAATTGTAGAGCTATCTGTTAAAATTGTACCAATAGCATCTTGTGCTCTTTCATTAGTGAAAAATTGATTAGTTCCTTCCGTAATATCGTCTGTAGTATCTACAGTCTTATCAAAAATATCTGAGCCTATGCTTAAAACTAATGATTCATTAAATCCTGGAAAACCAACTGATGTTTCTATTTTACCGGGAGTGCCGTCTATTTTTTCATTCAGATAATCTGCTGTAGTGTCTGCTGCAGTAACTTTTGATAAAAAATCATTTGGACTTGTTTGGGTTAATTCTACTTTTAATTTATTGTCGTTAGTTACCCCAACTCCAATACCATTGTTACCTTGCAAAGATATTACAGGAGGAAGGTATCCTTGTAGAAAGAATACTGCTTCTACAGTTAGTAAGTCTTGCGTACCGTCGTTTATTACAGCATCACCGGATTGTAAATCTACATAAAACACTTGATCAGCAAGAAGTCTTTGTATATCTACTTGTTGAATATTATACTGACTGCTGGCGAGGACTTCAATTCCTCCCCAATTTTTTGTACTTCCTGTGGTATTTTTTAATATCATCATGATACTGTCCTTATAAATAAATACACTGTAGCTCTAGCTATGCTACCAGAAGTTACCTGTACTGATATTTCATCTAAGGAATTAAATGGTATATTTAATCCAGCTATAGCATTCTTTTTTTGAGCCGATAATGCTATATTTTGCACCGACGATCCATTTCTAAATACTCGAGCATTCCCTGTAGCAGAAGTATCCGAAGTAACTAAAGATAATGCTATAAGTTCGCAATCCTCAGCTAAAACAAAAGGAACTGTATTTGAAGGATTATTTGCAGAAAATTCTAACCATCTTCCGGTACTTGCCGTTCCATCAAAAGAACAAGTTGTTGGACCTCGTGATGCTGATGCAGCTAAATCTCGTGCTTCTTCTATAGCGTCTTGTGCATTTGAAGAAGTAAATCCATTACCAGCATTATCAAATGGTAAAGATTCGGATACCTGTGTAGGACTTCCTCTTTTAGTGGACATTAAGAAACCTCAGTAATTCTAACATTGACTGTTCCAGAACCTGCAACAATCCATACAGGGAGTAGTTCTCCAGCTTCTAAAGGATAGACCTGACCTTTAAATATCTTAGTACCATTAGTTGAAGATACTGTATTACTATAACCAAAATATACTTCACCATCTATAGGTTGAATAGTTACAACTTGCCTATCAGTTAATGGAGATGCTCCAACTTTTAACTCTATTGGAGTAGTAGTTACACTAATAGCTCCATATACTGCAGGACCATCTAAAGGCTGTAGCATTTATACCTCAGACTTCTTTTTCTTCTTAGGTTCAGTTTTAACTTCTATATTTTGTTTTAGTTCTTCTTGTTTTTGAATTTGGATTGCTGTTTGCAGTTCTTTATGAGCTTTAATCATTTTGTCTTCTAATGCTCTAAATGCTACAAATGATTGATATACCGCTATAACGGCATTTCCGTCTAAGTCATTCCACTTAGCTTTATTGATTGTTTCAAATACTTTTTTAATAGTTTCTAAGTCTTTATCCGTAACTTGCATTTTAACCTCTTGTTAAATAAGGAGCAAGGGAATATAGTTCCCAAGCTCCATTATAACATAAATTATGCTAATTGCACAACTCGAACAGATTGAGATCCGTTAGACGCAATAGCCCAAATATTCAAATCTTCGCCAAACTCTAACTCAAGAGTAGCACCAGCAGAAATTCTTAATCCATTAGCAGAAGTAACGGTATTGTCAAATCCTACGAAAATAGCTTGATTTCCAAGGTTTTGAACAACAATTTTAGTTCTTCCAGCAAGTGGAGAAGCGGCAAGTTCAGCAGCAGTTGTAGTTACAGTCGCTGCAGCTACGTTAAATCCAATATTTGGCGCAGAGTTTACGAATAATCTGCGGTACATGTCAGAGATAAGGTTAGCTTTGTCTCCAGAAGCTGAAATAGCAGGAAGAAGACCGTCAACAGCACGAGAACCTACTTTAATAGGATTTTCAGTGTCGACAGCATCATCAGCTACAGCAGAGCTAATAGAAGCTACAGTATAAAGTTGACCAAGAGCATCTACTTTAAGTGAAGCATAGTCCCCATCAGCAGAAGTATCAGCAGCCAATGCATCTTGACGAACGGCTAGTACATAAGTACCGATGTCGCCAGAAGCATGAGCAGAGTCTTCAGCTTTGTCTGAACCGTTAACTACTGAAATATCAGCATTAACGTTGATAGATCCGTCAGCGTTGATAGCTAAGAAATCTGTACCATCTCCGATCTTGATTGAGTCAGATACGTGAGTTAAGTCACGGATATCTAAATCAGTTGCAGACACAATCCATGGACTCGTACCTTGAAATACAGTGATTTCATCAGCTTGAGTCAAGTCTCTAATGTCCAAGTCTGTAGCTTGTACAGTAACAGTATTTCCAACATTGATACTACCGTCAGCATTGATTGCTAATACGTCAGTACCATCAGAAATTGCTACGTTATCTTGAGCTGCGTCTAAGTCGCGGATATCAAGGTCTGTAGCAGTTACTTCAATAGAAGCGTTAATGATATTTACATCAAGACCTTCTTTACCGCTTACATTTGTTGAACTGATTTTGGCACTTGCCGAACCGAGTAAGTGTGCGCCTACTTGGTCTGAATCACTAATAAATGATTCGTCAAAAATTAATTTGTCTTTGTCTAAAGCCATGGTTTCTCTCCTTTATTTAAACCCATGCGATTACTTCCAGAATATTAGCAGCGCTACTAGTCTGAAAATAAATTGTTCTACTTGTAATAGTTGTTAATCGAAGGCTCTCTTGTCTATAAGCACATCCACGATTTACCGTAAAATATGTCGTTCCAGAAGCACCTAGTGTATAACAAAACTTCACTAACGCTTTACTATCTCTAGAACGTATTTCAAATTTATTTGTATTTGCTGGTAACACAAAACTGTATTCTGTATTAGCCAACGGTGCTGCAATGTTTAGTACTGTCGGTGCTACCGAAAGTCCATCGTCAATTGCTGCATCTAAATCTATTCCTTTCTCAAAAGCTCCAGAATAGATGTTATAGTAATATCCTTTTAGAACCTGTCCATCGAATAGTGGATCAGTTCCGTCGTATTCAATATCAACCGTCTGTACTAACTGACTTACACCTTGTTGATTAAGAATTGTAAATCCTGTATCAACGTCTAATGAGTCAGTAGCTACTCCGCTTTTATTAGCGGTAATGTATAATAATGATCCTGATCTTTTTGCTTCAAAGTATTCACTAAAACTACTAGAGTTAAGTATTAATTCTGTAGCATAGGCAACAATTGCCGAAGGATCGTTGGTATTAATAGCAACTTCTATTCCTGTGCTATTTGATGGAGCTGGATCTACTCCTGCACCATTCACGTTATACCATACGTGAAACTTTCTATCACTTCTTCCTTCAAATATGAAGAAGTACTTATTATTTAAACTACCAGAAACATCAGAACCAATAGATACTTTTGTTTCATGATGACTTAATCCTACATAGTATTTTATTTGTGTAGGTAAATCATTTACATTGTATGTAGCAGTTAAATAATCATAATGTTGCTTTACTACTGTAAGAGCATCTCGTACTCTTAAGTAGTGTCCAGGAAACGAATGTACGTCTTTGATTACTCCGCCATAATCTAATTGGCTTAGAGCATCAACGTCTTCTATCCTATTATGATTTGGCTTACTTGCCACAAAAACTTCCTGTTAGAAAATGCGGAGCATCAACTCCGCCGTTAAGTTAATAAAAATTAAATACTAGTAGTTCTTGCCCTGAAGCGAATAGTTCCACTTACAAACGAGGGGTACGACTGTGAAATATATTGGATAGCTCCTCCAGAAGTAATACTAAATACTATTCCAGAACTATCGCCAACAGATTCCTGAGACATATCCCAACTTGCGCCTTTCTGAATTCCATATAATGAAAATGTTTCATATAAATCAGATGCTGCGTCAATTTCTACTGTAGCAAGAACTTCAAATCCTCTAACTACTGCATTATTAAAAGCTAAACCAGTTACGTTAGCAGGAGTTGCTTGGTTATTTGCAATAGAGAAAGACGTTTCAGCGATATCACCAGGAGATCCAGCACCAGCTAAATCAACAATAGTTTGTACTGTGACTTTCTTAAGAGCATTACTATCAGAAGCATCAGCAATTAACACTTGATCGCCTAAAGCTGCTGTAACAAGCGAAGCATTGTTTGGATCAATTACTAAGCTTCGAGAAGCTGTAATATCTCCACCACCGCTCAAACCTGAATTAGCTGCAGTATTGATGTTAACTGAAGAGTGATCAATGTGTTCATTAGCTACAAAGTTACTCAATGCATCGTGATCTACACCGCCAGGGATAACCGCAGCAGTAATAGAAGGTGTACCATCGTTGTATGTGAAGTCAATAGAAGCTGAATCTACTAGAATAGTACCAACAGCATCTTGTGCTCTTTCATCAGTGAAGAATAATTGAGATCCTTCAGTAATATCTCCAGAGTCATCGACAGCTTTGTCAAATACGTCTGCACCGATAGTAATTTGTAAATCTTCATTTGCTCCGTCGTTCAACGTAGAAATTGAAATTTTACCAGAAGCACCTACAATCTTATCTTCGATGTATCCAAAAGTAGTATCGTTGGCAGAAACTTTTATTTCACCAGTAGCAGCTCCGCCGTTTTCAAGGTCAATTAATCTCTGACCAACTTCATCTAAAGTAGCTTCGATGGAAGAACCATCAGCTACTGTCCAGTCTGTAGGATCAACTTGAGTATAGTTAAGATCTCCAGCGTCAAGTACTACTGAACCTTGGAAACCGTTAACACTAGATACTGCATCTGTAGTATCGGCTTTTTCCCATACTTTAGAAGCATTTAAAATAGCATAGTCACCAACTGCGAAAGAAATTGAACCAGAGCCTAGGTCTTGAGAACCAGCAACTGATACGCGATAAACGTTACCAATTGCTTCATCTGCGTTACCTACACCATCAGCTAAAGATGGAGAGTTTGTAGAAGCATTCCATACCCCCTGGTATTCCATAATGGCGTTAGGAAGCTGAGATACAGGAACTTTACCAGAACTATCAAGAGATGCATATCCGTTAGCAGCACCTTTTTCAGATGTATCTTGCTTAGTATCTAATTGAGACTTATTAACAGCATCACCAGAGTTTGTACCATTGGCAACGTTAGTTAACTTGAAAGAACCCATTGACTGGTCAGCAGTAAAAGCTACTGAACCGTCTTTCTTAATAACTGCAGAGTCTAAAGCTCTACTGTCGATATCAGACTGTAGCTCATTTAAAGCTGCCTGAACGTCTGTAGCAGCCAAGTTACCAGCAGGTACGTTAGAGATAGCAGAAGCATCATGAGCGTCTGAAGAGTCGCTAATGTGGTTAGAAAGGTCAGAAGCTAATGCTCTTGAATCAACGTCTGATTGCAATTCGTTTAATGCACCTTGTACATCAGTTGCTGCTAAGTTACCAGCAGGAACATTTAAAATTGCAGATGCATCGTGAGCATCGGCAGAATCGTTTATGTGATCTGATAGATCAGAAGCTAATGCTTTGTCATCTAATTGATCTTGTACTGAACTCGTCGTACCTGAGAGGTACCCAAGTTCCGTTTCTGTTACTGCTGAAGAGGAAATATCCCCACTCGCATCTACTGTTAGCGCACGTTGTGCGGTTTCCGCTGGTAAGCGTAATCCACTTTCTGCGACAACTAAGTCCTTAAACTTTTTGTTTGCCATTGTAAAATCTCCTATTTAATTATAATCTTACCGGCAAATCTTAGATCCGGTGAAGATGAAACTGTTAATGTTATATTTCCGGCAGGAGTTATCTCCACACCAGTTAAAACTTCGTCAAAATTTAAACCATTTTCTTGATATACTTGTAGAATCGGACTAGCACCTCTACCGTGTGTTGCGGCAGTAATGGTGTAGTTATACTTATCTACGTTTAATACCCAAGAACCTACTATGAAAGAAGCTACGTATGAAGCACCTGTGGATGCTGCAAGTTCGTCAATAGCTGCTTGTACATTTGTCGCGGTAAGACCTGAGCCACTGTTATCATAGAAAGAATCTATGGCGTCTCCGCTACCAGATCCTCCTGATAGATTAACCTTTTTATAGGTATTCATTAGTGTCTCCTCTTACCGTTGTAAGAAATTTTACTAATGTCTAAGCTTCCTGAAGTAACTGCAACTCGTACTCTTAGGTAGCTTGCTCCAGTTCCAGCGATGTCCCAAAAGTGATTACCAGTTGGATCGGTAATAACTTGGTCACTATCTGCTACGTCAAACCAGTTTTGATTATCTGTAGATACTTGTAACCAGAGAGTCATGTTTACGCTAGTTCCGTTTTCATAAGAAAATAAAACTCCGAATTCAGCTTCTCTGTTATCAATATCTAATGAAGGACTTTCGTAATCAGAGTTTATTGACTCTGGTCCTATAACAATGTCTTTCTTGAGTATGGTATCTAATACTGCTGGCATTTACTCTCCCTTCTTACTATTATCTAACGTTGAACCACTAGATCTAGTAAGTGCTCTCCCAAAATATAATCCTGCACAAATTATCAATAGTTCTAAAGTATTTTCTATGTCTACTCCATCTACAATTTTTGCCACCTTATTTAAAAGCGACATTACAGAAAGAGTAAAAGCTATTACTAACATAGTTAAAGATACACTGGGTTGATTAGACACAGGATCTTTAATAAAGAATAGAGGTATTCCTCTGTTCTGTAATTCTTTAATTAAGGCAATCATTTTTTCTTTCATGGTCACTTTTTAAAGAACTCTTTCCAATCTTCAAAGCTCATTACTGTTGCTCTGTGAATGCTTTCATCATTGTAGTTGTTAGTTATGTTCCTCAAAAACTGTCTGTAGTCTCGGTACAGCGCCTTAGCTTTACTATCTAGTGGATAATCAGCTAGTTGCGTACAATCAGTTTCTGCTAACAATATATCTCTTTTTATCCTAAGTTTAGCCCAATCTTGAGCTAGTTCTTCATCTCTATCTGGCTGAACATCATTAAAGTTCCATTCAGGTCGTATTAAGTAAAACTTCTGTTTATTCTTAATTTGCTCAGCTACTATGTATTTCTTGTCTTCCTCAGCTAAGAACCTATCATGTATCCATTTTTGGGGTCTATCCCAAGCATGAAATACTGAGTGGTACTTCTTGTATAACTCCATTTCTTCTTTTGTACTAAACTCTATTTCCTTAAGTTTACCTGAGGATAAATTCCTAAGTAAAAGCTTATACATTTACTTTCCTAACATTCGAGCAATACGCTCAAATAATAACCTTTTTTCTACAGGTACTTGAAATCCTTGCTCTCTTAAGTCTTTATCTACTTTATAAGGCTCAGGATATTGTATCTCTTCAGGTTGATCAGCTTGTTGAGCTGCTTTCCTAGCTAGTACTATATCTAAAATACCGCGCTTATCCGGCTTAACCATCTCTACTGGTTTTTCTCCTTCTTCTGCAGCTAATTGATCTAGTAGTTTATTTTTATCCATAACTAATAATTGCTTAGTAAGCTTAAGCAGCCGTCTTTAAGATCTTGAGTTACTATCACTCCATCTACAGATACTGCTTGTATTAGCCCTTTAGCAAGGCTAGGACGAGAAGCTTGTAAAGAAGCTTGTATGTTTGCAAAACTAGATTGCATTGATGTAATCTGCTCAGAAGTTAAATTACGATCTAAGTTAACTCCCGCAATAAAATCTAGTACAGCTTGACATGCTTGACGTGCAGCAGCACCAGCTTTGATCTTGTTCAACTTATCTTGTTCTGCATTGTATTGAATTGAAATATCTTGTATTTCTGATGTATATTGTGCTCTTAGACGAACATGAGTTTGCACCATAGCAGTTTGAGGTACAGAGTCTACGATCTGCACACCTTCAGCGTCTAGTACTGGCTGATTTTGCTCGTCAACTCTAGGTACTTGCAATGGTTCTATAGACTGCTCGGTTTCAATAATTTCAAGTACATCTTCTTGGGCGTATTCTGAATCGATAGCTTCGATGCGCTCAGGAAGTCTATGAGGTTTACCGATTTGTCTGTCGAGCCATGCTTGTGCTTCTTCTTGTGAAGGAAAATTTCCTACCCATGGAGCACCATATTGAACTGCATTTGCATTTTGTATTATTACTTTAAACATATATACCTACTTTATTCTCTTAATATGTAATTGATTTCTTCTTCCAGATAATGCAACAGTTAAAGTTATCGCGTTAGTGATATTTTCTTCAGCAAGAACTCTTATTGTCTCTCCCTGCGAAAGGCTAAAATAGGCAGTAGCAGAAGAACTATATGACCTAGAGGAAGCGACTTCACATATATCTCGTTTACCGCTATATGTAATAGTAGACAATCCTTGTTTTTGTATGGTTATACCAAAGTAGTTTGTTACTGCTGCTACTACAGCGTCAGACACTACCACTGTGCTTACTTCATAGATACCTGAAACTGGGACAGTATAAATACCGGTAGAAGTGTTATATGCATTATGTGTATCAAAAGCTCTATCTTCAAATATAACTATTCCGTTATCTGTAAAAGTAGCTCCTGCGTCAGTTGTGTAGCTACAAGCAACAACTTCTGTTGGAGCAATTTGAGCTGGGTTGTTGATTTTAAAACCTTCAAACATGGAAGAATCAGTAGAATCTCCACCGATAATAGTATATGAAGCGTCTCCAGCATTATATACTTCTACAAAGTCTCCCTTACTCAATTCTAAAGTAGTTGTTCCTGTCCATTGATGTGTAGCTTCATCTGCCCACCATCTAAAGTTCTTAACTGATGTTGCATTTTTTCTTATTTGAGCAGTATAAGCCGCACCTGCTGTAATATCAGTATTCGCCAGTAATACGAAGTTAAAACAATATAATCCAGATTCTGGAGCTTCGAAACGAGTGTTAGTAGTGCTAAATCCTGACCCTTTATTGTAACAACCTAGTACGGTTCCTGTAATAGTATCAAATGTTATTTTAGTAAGAGCTGAGGTAGCAATTGCCTGATTCGCAGATAATCTAGCTTTAAATCCTATTATATTCCCAGTGCTATCGCTAGCTCTACCTTCTTTAGCTATTGTAAAAGTTACTAAATCAGCAATTGATGCAGCTACTCCGGTAGTATGAGGTCTTATTATATCACCCTTACTAAGATACCCACTCCAAGATACGTGTCCAGTTTCTCCAGAGAGTGTCTTAACTCCTGACAATCTTTGAGCTACAGCTAATCCTGAATAATTAGATGTAAGTGAAGCGGCATTTAAAGAAATACCAAAATTTTCAGAAGAAGCAGAAAAATTATCTGAATATGAAATATGATATACACCATTTTCATTTACAGTAAAGCTTGCTCCATTTGTTGCACTGTCAGCATATGTAATTGCTGACCCAAAATTATTATTAATGTTAGTAAATCTTCGGATTCTAGTTCCAGTAGATCCATACCCATTAGCTGTATTTAATCTAACCATAGAATCAAAACTAACTACTGGAGCAGAAGTAGTTACTGGACCAACATAAACATTATCTAGTTTAAAATCATAATTAGCTGTAGAAGCATTAGATATATGCCATGCTATTCTATAACTTGTAGAGTTACTAGCAGCTTGGAAATATCCACGATATGCAGCTTGTCCAGAATTAGCTAGGATGTCACGTTGTGAAGGCTCTATAACCTGAGCGTTAGTAACATCGTAAATATATACACGCATGTCTCCATCGACATATGCGCTAGTTACTGTATAGTCAAAACTTATTTCAAGCATTTTAGCTTGATCAGCAGTATCTATAGTAAAGTTATAGCTAAATCCTTCTCCTAATCTCGAAGCTGTACCAGTCTTGCTCCAAAGTCCAGAGGCTGTACCTCTTAATGGAGAAGAAGTCGAGCGAGTAATCGTAGTTGCCGGAGAACCTCCTGTAGCATCTACAATAACTGCAGCTCCATCAGCATAGGCTGTATATCCTGTAATAGCAGCTTCAAAGTCTGAATTAGCAGAAACGTAGTTAATTCCCGCAGTACCAGAACCACCAGTTCCACCAATTACCATCCAGCGCGATTCAGTAGAATCATACTCAAGAATAAGAGAAGCTTCATCTTTAAGAGCTAAAGCTGCCTTTTGTCCAGTTAAAATACGATTACCTGTAGTAGCACCAGTGTTATCGTTAATTGTAACTGAGTTACCTGTATGGTTAATGACGGTAATTTGCTGACCAGCAGATCCAGCAGGAATCATGTCAACTGAAGCAAGAGATGCGTTAGTTAAGCGAATAATCTTTGTTGCTGGAGTAGCTAGTGTAGCGTTAGATCCTGTACTAGCAGAATCTGTAGTTATCTCATAAGCTACGTTTTGAAAAAAGCGAGTATCTTTATTAAGATCAATAATACCTGTACCATTTGGCGTAATATCAATGTTACCGTTAGTATCTGTAGAGCTTATTACGTTACCATCTAAGCGAATATTATCTACGTTAAGTTGAGTAGCTCCCGAAACAACTCCAGCATCAGAAATGGTAATTGAAGAGTTTTGTAAAAGTTTACCCGTAGTTCCATCGAATCTAGCAACAGCTTCATCAGTAGCAGAAGCTGGACCTTCTACGTCATCGGTAATGTCAGTATTGATTGTGTCAATATCGCCTTGCAACTCGTTAAGAGCAGCTTGTACTGTAGTAGCGGCTAGGTTACCTGCCGGAGTATTAGTAATTGCAGAAGCAGCGTGTGCATCTGTAGTATCATTTAAGTGAGCTTCATGAGCTGTTTCTAAAGCCTGAATAGCTTGTTTATTTGTTTGGTTATCTGGAATAGTAGTTCCAGTAAAAGTACCTAAGTTAACTGCATCTAAAGCTACTCCAGAAAGAGTAACAAGATTATCTACGTTTCCATCAACTTCGTCAATAGCAGCTTGAACTGTAGTAGCAACTAATCCAGAAGCTCCATTACTAAAAGCAATTTCAGAAGCATCATTTACTGTAGCAATACTGTTGTCAACATAAGTCTTAACAGCTAAAGCTGAAGGAACTTGTGTATTAGAAGCTGCAGCTAAAGTAGTAGAAGTATTAAGCACTCCAGACTTTAGGTTATCAGTTTCGATATTAGATACAGTGTTATTATCTACATCAATAGTTTTATTTTCTAAACTCTGTACTTGATTTTCAGTTACGATAGTACGTTCTACTCCGTCAAGATATACTTTTACTTCATCACTAGCACTGTCAACTCGAACTTCACCTTCAATTGAAGCTACAGTTGTAGTTGGATTGAGTGTGATACCTTTATCGAACCGTTTTGAAATTTTCATGTATTATTTTCCTTGCTAATCTGCGACGATTGCTTTACCTTTAAATTTAATTACTATAGAATCTGTATTTGCTTTATTTGAAGCAATGTAAGTGAATTGACCTACGTTAGTTATGTCTAATTCAATGCCAGTATTATTACCAACGTATTCAACGTTAATGCTAAACGTGGAACCGTTATATGCACCTGTAACAACAAAAGCTTCTGCTTCTGTAGGAGTGGAATCTGTGAATGTACGGGTAATAAGACCTTCGACTGAAACTTGCTGAACAACTGAGGTATCGAACGATAATCCTGCAACATCTCCACTAGCGCCATTATTGAGAATAGCTTCTGTAATGAGGATATCTTCAGGACCTTGGACTGTCTCTAAGGCTTCGGTTACAGCTTCCGCCCAAGCGGTTGCTTCTTCGCCCCAATTGCCATCCCCCTGCACTGGATATTCGAACGTTTGATTTCCTATCTGGAGGGTTTTAGGCATAATAATTTCCTATATCTACTTTCTACAAGTAGTTGTTAAAATAAGAAGCCCCAGCATTGCACCGGGGCGATAAGCGTCAGAGTGACGATTAGTCTTTGATATAACGTAGGATTGTGATACAAGAAGGGCGAGTAGTGAAAAGAGCTTGGTCAGAATAACATCTCATTTCGTAACCGTTAGCGTTCTCAAGAAGCTTGAAGAACTCTCCTTCGTATCCAGGTGGATCGAAAGTTACGTCTGTAGAACCAATTCTTACCAATTCTTTCTCACAGAAAGCATAAGCAAAACCAGCTTTGATATAAGAAGAAGCCATGATTTTGATCATTCCATTCTGTCCGTAGAATTTCAATGACTTAGAACCTTGCTCCAATTGAGCAGAAGAGTATGAAGCATCATAGTCACGCTTAGCAGCTTGTTCAGTCAAAAGGTTCTTCCAAGAACGATTTGATACTAGAACAGTTACTTCTTCTTCAGCAAGACCTTTGTCCATCATAGCGGCAACAGCTTCTTCGATTTTATCGAAAGAAAGAACTGCAGCACCAGTATTAGCGTCAGATCCAACGTTAACAATGTTACCTTGGAAAAGAGGCTCAGAAGAGTTATTGATACCGAAAAGAGTTGCTTTAATTTCAGCAATTCTATGCATACCAAGTTGCTCTTTGAATTCAGGAGTTACACCAGCAACTACTGCACCAGCAAAGAAAACTCTATCTGTAGCAACTACACCAGCAACTGACAAGTTACCATCAGTAGTGATTCTCTTGTTTTCAAGATCAACAGCAGTGATCTTGAAAGAACCGCGTAAAGTAGCTAAAGTAGCATCGAAAATGTCGATTTCATGTCCAGTCATTCCTAACCAGATTCCAGCAGCCCATTCATAAGCTTCTACGTTAAAAGCAGCAGTACCTTGCAAAGAGTCAACTTCAGCAAGACCTTTCTGTCCGTAAAGCATAGCACACTCTAATCGGTGATGCATAGACTTAAGCATGTTTCCAACGAGAAGTTTAGTACCTCTTTCGAAAGAGTTTTTACTAGAAACAGCGCGAGAAGCAGCTCCAACAGAAATAGCAGAACGTAATACAATCTCGTATCCTTTGATTGTAGCGTTTTTCATTGGGAAAGAAACGATGTCATTAAGAGCAAAAGCTTCGCCTTCGCTACCGCCGTAAGTTACGCCACCTTCCAAACCGATGATTACTGGCTCGTTAAAGCTCAAACCAAGTTGCTTATCTCCCTTAGAGAATTTAACAAGGTTAATGAACTTTGCCGAAGCTGGAACGAGGTCTTTAATTTGAGAAGAGTATACTTCTTTCAGTTACTTCATATACTTAGCTAGTCGTATATGACCTGACTATATCATCCTTCTATTGAAGGGGTTGCGCTGTAAGACTTTTTTTGATACATGAGTTCTAGATATCTAAATTTATGTTGCATAGATTTAAATTCTAATACAAAAGATCGGATTTTTTCCCATATCTTTAGTGAATCTGAATTGTTTATTTTCAAATAAGGATATTGTTTATTTCCTTTTTTTGAATAACAGATTCTTAAATTTACGTCAAAGTTGGTTTTAAACCAGTCTATTATTTTAGCCTGAGTTTCTAACGTTTGATCACAAGTGAATAATCTAAGTCTTGCTCCATAGCATTCTGTTTTATCAGCTTTTACAACACTAGCCTCTACATACCCATCATCCATTAACCATACGGCTAATGCCATTTCTGGATGTCTTATAAAGGGAAGTATTCTTGCTAAGTCTTTCTTATTATTAGGATAAGTAAACTTTTTCCAGGATCGCATTCTCACATCAGAAACTGATAATTGAACTGCTTTTCCTTTGTGGCTATTTCTACATCTTACTTCTCTTCCGAATATCTCGGTTAGAAGTTTAGCTTTCCATGCTTGATAGTCAGCTTGTACAATTCCATGCCCTATTGTTATAGCAGCACTGGCTTTGTTAGAAGTTAAGTGTAGACAGCCATCACCTAATAAAAGAAGTAAGCAAAGACTTCTTTTGTCTTTATTCATTAAACTCATATATACTCCAACACCAAACGGTTCAGGATAAAAAATGTCTTTAGTCGATGAACGTTCCGTATCTCTACGGCTTCGCTGCTGATTGCCCTTTTCATTATAGCAGGGGTTCCAGCAATTCACAACCTTTTCCGACTTTAAGTCGTGAGGGGTTACACCTCAGTTGTTCTCAGATTACTCTAAAACAACCCATTTAGTGAAGCCTGGGTGTTGGCTTTTGAAGGATCTAAATTCGCCATATAATGGTCCCTTTTAAAAATTAGTTTTTAAGCCTAAATAGTTAATAATACTAAGTTTTCTTACAGGGTATTTATGAATCCGTCAGGGTATCATAAAGCCGTAAAAGTAATACTACACCGTGTATTATCTAGTAGAGAGAAAGGCTTATTATTCTCTCTACTATGTAGTTGTTAAAATTCAATAACTTACTAATAAAGTCTCATGAAGTCTTCAAGTTTACGTTTTTCCTTAGGAGTTTCGTCCTTAGGAGTGTCAGTAACTTTAGGTACTACGTTAGACACTGTATTAACAGTTTTAGCCTTCTTGGCTGCGTCTATTCTCTTCTTACGTAAACGGTCAATATTCTTTTGACCAATAAACTCTTCAAGAAAGTCTTCTGGTAGGTTGCTTAGTAAGTCATTGATTTCTTGTCTAAGCTCTTTACGTACTTGAGGTATAACGTCTTCAGGAGTTACATCATCAAACCCGTTTTCCATTGACCAAAGCATAGTATCAGCGATACGAGCTATAATCTTTGGAGAAGCTGAGATATCTTTATGGGCATCTAAAGCCTTGATAATGTTATTTTCTAGGTCTTGAGCAACTTCTGTCTCAAACTTTTCACGTTTAAGCTGTTCTTCTTGCTCTTCTTTTTGTTTAAGCTTTTGTCTAGCTTCTTCTAGTTCTTTTTGTAAAGACATTCTTTCTTGTTCTTTCTTTTCAGCTTCCTTTTGTTCAGGAGTCTTACTAAGTTCTTCAATCTTCTGTTGAATTCGCATTTCTGCTAATTGGTCTGGATCTAGTCCTAGCTCAGCCAGAACATCCCAAGGATTTTCCTTCATTCGTCCAATTTCTTGAGCAAACAATCGCTTAAGTTCGGCAGCTTCATTCATTGCTTCTCTTCCTGCAGCAGCAAGTTGAAGTTCTCTGATTAGTTCTTTTTCATTATTTAAATCAATCTTCTTAGTAATGGTTTTTCCATTAACTTTCAAGGAATACTCGCGTAGCATGTCCTTGATTTGTTGATCAGAAGCACCGTTCTTAGCAGCAGTTTCAATTGCTTCTTTAACTTCTAATACTCCATCTGATGCAGTATCTACGTCTTGCGTATCCACTATTTCTTGGGTTTCTTGAGCAGCTTCTACTGGTTGCTCTGCAGTTTGTTGTGTTTCACTCATACATTCTCCTTGAAAATTTGTATATTTCTAAGTTATTCCGTCCGGTTATCGGATGGGAATTTATTGTTTACGTGTTTCTTTTGATTGTAGCCTTTTTCACAAAGACCAAATGTCCTATTACGACTCTCGTCGTTAAATCGCACACCAAGGCTTTCTAAATCTCTCTTTGCTGCACGTTTAAGTACATTCAGATTGTTTATACCTTTCTCTTTTTTTATAATGTTTAGTTTATTATGTTCGTTTCTAATTCTATAAGAAAAATTAACTACATTTATAAACACTTTATACCTAGCTCCAGTACTAGAGGATACGAATATCTTTATCGACTCATATTCCCCTTCTCTGTCTGTAGGTGCGTATCTAATTCTTGCTGACATCTTAGCCGCCTAATTGTCTAGCCATTGCCTCTTGAGCTGTTTGAGGAACATCTTCAAATGGAGCCGGAGGAGTAGAAGGTTCAGGAACTGGAGGCAACTGATCCTGTATAGCTACTGACTGAGCTTGAGGATTATTCATAATATCTTGTGTATTTTGAGGAGCCTGCGCTTGAGTTGGAGGAAGTGGTTGCTGTTGTATCACTCCAAGTAGTCCTGGGTCTACAGTCTTAAGCATATCAATATGTTCTTGAATGTGCTTTAAAGTTCTTTGTAACAACTCAGGGTCTTTACGTAGAATTGGATCAGCAATTACACCTTTATGTTGACGAATATGACTAGCATGATCGTCAGTAATAACGGCAATTACTTCATCGCCTTTAAGGAGTGCTTCATTCTCAGCTTTTATTGTATCTAGCTCATTTACTTCATCTTCCATGAAATAATCTAAGCTACCAGTATTAAGTACCATTAAGTACTTTTCTGGAGATTTAATTAATCCCATCTGCATTAGGTTTTCTGCAATCTGTGCTCTACCTGCAGTCGTATTATGGGTTACTGTAAAATCTTTTAATAAGAAATGAGGATCTTCTTTTAAACAAAATCCATAGTAGATTTCTTTATTAACTTTAGTTAGTTTAATTCCATAATTTAACCAATTTTTTTGTTTTTTACACTCTTTAGATTGTTTTCTTGGAAGTTTTGTAGGAATTCTCCATGTATCTCCTCCAATTGAAACAATGTTATATTCGTTTTCTTGTTTACTTTTTTCGGTCTGTCTTTTTAATTTTTTCCTAGATACTCTAAATCCTAAACTTCCTGCAATAAAGCATATATCGTCAGTAACTTTATTACATTTTTGAGTAAAAACAAACGTTTGGTCAACCAAGGTTCCGTCTATATCTAAAAACCCTGCTAGTATTTGAAGCCTTGTTAATTCATCGTTATACTTATAGTCAGCAGGAATGTGCTTATTTTTAATCAAATTGTACTGATTAAAATAATTCAGTACTTTGTTTCGAAGAACACATCCATGACTTTTTTGACTTGTTATTGTAAAAGTACTTGCTCTTCCTGAAGTATTAGATTTTCTTCTTATAAGAGCTAACCCATTATGATTAGCGTATTCTCTCCAATAATTTTCTATTTCTTTATCCATGGTGGTAATGCTAGGTTCACATCTATTACCATCTCCTAACCATGATCCTAATATGTAGGGGTCTAGAGTTACGAACTTGTGATCAAAATTTATAGGTACTTTAAAACCCATTAAAATTCTTTGATGTCTTTCAGGAAGTTTTAAGTAATCTTTTACAGAAATGTCTATAATTTGACCTTTTTTAACTCCATATCGAGAATCGGAAGAACAATATTTTAAAGTCATTATATGATTTTCGTTACATTTGTAAATAAAGTTTCCATTTCTATCATGCACTTCATACATTTGTTGAAATCCTGTTCCAGCAACAGTAACGGTCTTGGGTTTAGAATCCCATCCCATTACTAAATTACCTTCGTATATATCTTCGACTTTTTTAAATGTTCCGTCGTACATCATTACTTCTGTACCTTCCGCAAGACACGACATCAAAGCGTTACCTACGTCTACAACAACTCTAGATATGGAACTAATATCATCACTCTTAAACTTTTCCATCTTAGTAGTTTGGCTTACTCCAGCAATAGCGATAATCCTAGGTACCTTAGCAAAGTCTTGTAATAGCTTAACTAATCCTGTTCCAACGTCTTCTAATAACTGAATATACGATTGTTGTAAACCAGAGATGAATTGTAGAGCTTGAGATTGTACTAGAGCTAAAGCGTTTCCTGATCTTAAGGAAGCTTCTGGATTACCTCTTGCTACAGAGTTTACACCAGAAATAGTTTCCATTGTAGATTCTACTTTTTGTAAGAAATTAAATATTTCTCCTGGAGTAGCAGTAAGGTTTAATGGAGTTGGAGCACCTACTTGATTGTTATATTCAATAAAGTTAAGTCCACCTTGTAACTGAGTTACCTTTACGTCATTTCCTCTAGGATTCAAAATACTTTGAACACCAAACGCATTTTGGTTTGTCATAATAGTCGAGTAAAGACTATTAACAGTATCTTGTAAAGGAAGAAGATCAAACATCATAGAATATCCATAAGGAGTACCTAGGATGTCTGAAGGAGCAATGCGATAAATGGGAAGTTGACCATACGGCATGATAGTATCAATCAATACGCAGTCATCATGCAAGAATAGGCAGTAGTTACCCTCAGGCATTGATTCAGTTCTTTTATGGAAAAACTCATAAACCGCAACGTCTACCGTTTCATCATAAGGAGTTAACGTAGTTTTATAGCTACCTTGTTCTTTGTCCTTTGTAGGGACAGAAAGGATCTTATCTGCGAACTCAGGATACTTCTTAGCAAGATCAAACTTATTTAAGAATGTTCTACAAAGAACCCAGTCATGTAGTTCTGGGTTTTCTTTAGTACTGTCGAATACTACGTCTAAAGGTGATAGTACGTTGAATTCAACATCTCCTTCATGGATAGGAAACGCTTCTAGCTTATTTCCAGCTTCATCCAAAGGATTGCCTTCTTCATCATATCCGACAATAGAAGATGGATCTGGTTCGACATAGTCGTGAATTTCACCTCGTGTGGAATTCCACTCCATCTTCACATAGCCGGAACCTAGAACGATAGCGTATTCAACCGCTTTTTTTAAATATTTTTCTAGGCGTTTTTCTCTCATGTAGTAATCGAGAAGGTTATTTGCTAATTTAGTTTGAATTAAAGACTTACGATCTGTATTTACTGCACGAGCTTGGAATGCTGGTCTTGTTGATGTAACCATAACAAGCATGTGCTGAGCAATGTTCCTGTAATGGTTTACCGCTAGGTTTACTAGCTCACCTTGTTCTCCACCATATCCTAAAGAATGATCACTATTGTAATAATTACCATGATAGGCATTATATGAACGAGTCAATTTTTCTAAATAATTACTGCTATTTACACTTTTAAACCAAGCACCTGACTTGGACATTAAGTGTGCTACTTTTCTTTGGGATTCATCGGCTGCAAAATATATATCCATGTATTACCTCGTGTATTAGTAGTTGTTAAATTAGAATGTATTATTTTTTAATGTTTAAGACAGTCTTAACCCATTCCAAGGCACTATTTGAGTCCTCGTCTCTAGTAGGACTTCTAAATACATTCCGTCCTTTTAACTTTCCATATCCTTCTGGAAAAGGGTTTCTAGATTCCATTACATTTCGCACCAAATAAGAACAAGCTGGAAGCGCATCGCAGTGACCTCCACGAACTTCTCCACTAGGTGAATCTTTTAAGTGCTTAAAATCGCTACGAGTTTTATTCCACTGGGCATTCTCTAAATGATATATAAGAGTCTTGCATCTTTCGTGTATTTCTATCTTACCATTACTAATCCACATACGCAGATTGTTAATGGCAGCATCTCTATTATCTTTTTTTGTAGGAATAAACTGTATTTCATGTAATCGACTTAGATCGTTAATAAGCTTTAGATCATTATCCATGATCCTTAAGTAAGGTTGGTTAACTTCTCCAGTTTGTTCATCAAGGAATCTTATAGACTCTATTTCTTTAATACGCTTTGCTAAATGTTGAGTGGTCATTTCAGGACCATTCATTACAAGCTCGTCAATAATCTTTAACTTAGCTTCTCTAAAGTCATAAACTGCAAACAATGCCACAGTTAAGTCTTTAAACCCTACGTCCATTGAAACATAAGCATCATAGAATGAAGGCTTTTCTACCATAGGCTTTACAATATCAAACTTGTGTTCATAAAATTCTGGAACTACAGTGGATTCAGAAGACTTTGGTATTTCTACAAGATACTCGCATTTGAATTTAGGATTTTCTACTCCACCAGGATAACGAGCAATAACTTTCTGTATCTTTTCTGGAGTAAGCATTGGAGAATCATAGATAGTATACTTTACTATGTTACCATCTGCTTCAGCAGGTTGAACAAATGACTCATGGAACTCATGGTTAGGGTCTTTAAAGTTAGGAGTAGATGCTAATACTAGTTTACCGTTAGTAGTATCTGTAGTAGGAAGCATAATACTATTAACGACGTAGTCTAAATCATCGCAAAATCCTGCTTCATCTATGATACAAAGATTCGCGTACCCTCCGCGAAGATTTTCGGCATTACCAGAATCAGTTCCTGCTATTTGTATCTCTGATCCATTCTTGAATCTAAAGACTTTTTCTTGAGCAAGCCACTCTGGACGTAATTCTTCTGGACAATCTGCAAGTATTTCTCTCATGATGGGACGAATGATAGTACGAACCATTGTTTGCTGAGGACACGCATATTTTACAATGGCATTTGGTATCTTTACACAAGTTTCTGTAGCAAGAGTACAAAGAACGTACGAATTATGAGTGACTAATCCATTTCCTGTTAGAAATAAGTGATCAGGTGTATCTATTCCTATGTCGTAAGTTTTAGCTTTGTATTTTTTTCCTAATTTAATTCCAACACTGTCAGGTCTAGTATTGTTTTCTAGACAATTTTCATATTCTTCTTTCCATTTTTTTCTAGGAACCACTAAATATTCATTTAATTCTTTTAATGCTCTTTTTGCATAGATATTACAAGAAATTCTTACTGTATAACAAGGACCATTTACGTATTTTTCTCTATTATCTGCCGAATAGTTACACTCATATTGCCATAAAAACTTGTAAAGATACTTTACTACTTTTATCATACTTAACGACTGACTATGAAACTCAATAAATAATCTATTTTTTTTAAATTGAATACTTCCGTCAGTATCTATTAGTCCTGCTAATAAATTTAATAACGATTCCCTATCCCAATTTTTTATAACATCTATATCAATTACTTTTTCGTGAGCGTATCTTCCTTTGACCCAATCATTGTAATAATTACAGTGAACCTTATTTGGATATGTCTGTCCTTTTCTTACTTTATTTTCCGAATTAGAAATGACCCAAGTATAATTATTTTCGCTTTGTCTATAAACCATTTTAGCATTTAAAACTTTAGCCACTTTGTTAGGGATGATTTCATTTTCCGATGAAATATGAATATTATTTATTCCTTGTCTAGAGCAACCATCTCCAAGCAATGCACCTATGGCGTACGCATGCGATTCATTAACTAAACCTCCTGGAGCCTGTATAAATTCTCTAACTATTTTATCTCTTATTGTTAATTCTTTTGTCGTTTTGTATCTATATACAAACTTTTCATTTTTATAACAAGTTTTTACTAACCATCTATGATCTTCAGTAGCTCTTTCTATTACTATATTATTATGAGTTAATTCAACTACCTCTTTTTCACCTTGAACATGAACCTGCTCAACTTTAACTATAGTTGTAGAATTAGTTTCCGTAGAATAGGCATAGACTTTGTCACCGACTTTTATGTCTTTAATTAAAACTAATCCAGATGGTGTAAGTATCTCTGTGTCTTCATGTAGACATTTTCCTATTCTTCGGGAACATAGCACAGTAGAAATTGGTTTATCATTATCAATGACGTACTTATGAATATCCTTTTGGATACCTTTCAGTTTCCAAGAAAGCTCACCTAGTTCCCATAGCTTTTGTTTTGCTGAATTTACGTCAATAGGTTTCTTAGACATTACTAACTTCCCTTAGATCCTTCTACGATCTTGAAAAGTTCCGCAACATCTGCCTTCTTATTTGACTTAGATGACTTATCTACTGGACTCTGTCCTCGTATTGCACGAAGATTCTTGTATAGTATGTCCAACACCTTGGCTTCATTCTCAGTAAACAGACCTTTCTCGGAGAGTTCCTTGAGTTTACGTATTTCATTAACACAAATAAACTCTTCATCGGTAACAGTTTGTGTTAAACCCTCAATCTCTTCTTCAAGATCGTTGTCTTTTAGTATTTGTTTTAGTTTATGGTTCTCTTCTTCTAGCTGTTGGATACGCTTCTTAAGAGCAGTTATCTCAAAAGTAGCTTCCATACCAAGAAGAGTTTTATTAGAATCGGATTTGTTGTCCACCGAATCCTCCTCTCGTAACAGATAGGCTTACTTTAGAGAAATCTTCTTTCACTTTAGTAAGTTCTGATCTGTCTTGGTCAATTTGTCTACGTAAAGTTTCAATTTCTTTACGAAGAGTAATGGAGGGGTCTGGTGTTTCTATTCTATCTAGGTACGCTCTGTAAGCAGAGAGAGCACAAAGACCGAGAATAACAACCGAAGTTGCTATAGTCTGACCTTGCACACTAGAATATACTAGAAATAAAAATAATAGAACGGCAGGATACTGCCTCACGTTTTGCTTCACAACTACCTCCTATGTCTTAAGTGTCTATCGCCCTGACTTGGGTAGATATTGCTTAAGAGTATCTGGTGATTTAGCTAATCTTTTTCTTAATTTACCAAAAATGGACTTCTTCTTTGCAGATCCTACAAGATTTGCTACCTTATCTGAGTAGACTTTCTTTAAATTTGCATCCATGTTTGACATATGTTATTTCTTTTTTGAAATTCTTTCTTTTAATTTACCAAAAGCGTACTTACCTTTGTTTCCCTTAGTCATTTCTTTAGCTACGTCCTTGCTAACTCCTGCTTTCTTTGCAAATTCAGGATTATTCTCTATAGCTTTAAAAAACTTAAAAGCGGCTTTACTCTTTACTGGCATTTCTTTTATCCATTTCTAAGTTTATTTTAATTATCTCGTAGCCCAATGATCTATTATTGTCAAATAAATGATGGTGATTTGGACATAAGGGTGAAGTATTCTTGTAACTTAAGACTCCACCTTTAGAAGCTGGAATTATATGTGCAACTTCTACAATCCTATCAAATCCGCATATACAACAATTTTTATAGTCATCACGTTTTAATAATTTATTTTTTATAGAACTATAAGATTTTCCACCGTCTGCGTATCTGCGAAACTTTATTTGGTTTAAATAACCTCCAACAGTGCCGGAAGGAATTCCCATCAATTCGGCTATTTCTCTATTAGTTTTCCCCCCAGTAGCATATTTATAACATAACTGTCTTTTAGATCTTCTTTCAGGATCTATTTTAATAAATTTTCTAGAACATTCGACAGAGCAACACTTGGCTTTTAAAACTCTGTGAGGAAATACCTTAAATTCTTTATTACAATATTTACAATTAACAGATATACGAGGTTTTTTATTATGAGGAATCATTCCTTTTTTAAAAGAAGTAGAGTTATGTTTTGGATGTTTTTTTTCTACTTCAAACATACTATCAGTCTTCTCCTCTAGGTCTTGTAATTTTAGGACTATTCTTAGACCAAAGAGCTTTACATGCCCAGTAACGAGCACTCATTTTATCCTTAGCTTGAGCACAATTGTGTCTAGCTTTAAAGTTCTTGCGAGCTTTATCTGAATAATTAGACTTCATGTTTGCATCACCAAAATGAACAAGTTTTTCTTGTCCATCTTGACAAGCCTTTACCATCTTCTTCTTTTCAGGTTTAGAAGAGGGTACGGGCTTATTGCATTTTAGTCTTTTTTTAATTTCTGACCAATCTGCCATATAACCTCTGAAAAAAACTAAGTGTAGATACAGCGTCTTCCTAAATCCATAACACCACGGTTGGTAGTGAAGGTGTAGTTTATCTTAGTGCGGAATCATCATTCCACGTAAGTAGTTGTTAAATATACTAATGTAGGGTGATATATGGGAAAATCTCTATACTATACTAACTTTGCTATATACTTATTATCTAGTTTTTGAGTATAAAATCCCTTAAGAAAGTGTTTGTTTCGATTTAAACTCCCTCAATCCTTAGAGTTTAAAAACAAGCCAATTAACCTAGATTGGCACCGTCTGTAATGTAGTCAATAAATAACTTGCGTCAACATGATATTATTTGGGATAAGGCTTGTGTCTATTTGTGAGATAGACCTGTCAACCTACACAGGAGATCGCCATCTCCCGAAGCATGGTGTTGCTTCTTGCCCTGAGTGTGCTAAGGGTTTCACCTTAGTCTCTGCTCATATGGGAACCAGTTTACCTTTACGAAATCGTAACCCTCTTCTGATTAACCCAATCTACATTACAAAAGATATAGTTCGTCGGCTCTCTTTTCATGCCTATATAACTTATACCTTCAATATTTGATTATAAGGTAAAAATACCTTTGTTGTCAAATATTGCTATATCCTTTACTTTAATTCAAACTCATGATACTCTAAAAATAATCACTGGGAGGTCAGGATGTATTATCTCGTAGCCTATTTGATAATTTTTGGAATCATCACAACAGTCAACTACAACGTCTATCAGGGAGCTGTCCCTTTTCTTTCATGCATGGTGGCTGCCTTGTTCTTCCCCCTTCAAGTGGTAAATTACATAGTGACGTACATTTTAGGATTTTTTGGGGTATTATGGACCCTTAGAGTAGGTTTCTTAGTAAGCCCAGAACAGTTCAAAAACGCCACTTCTGACGATGACAATAGCAAAGACCCTAAATAACAGGTGACAACTATCCCTTAGAAGGACCTAATGGTGACACATAACATACCTTTAACTGAATTTATAGTGCAACTACTTAAAATCATTGAAGACAACTCCAAAGGAATGTCTTATAGTGATCGCTATGCCTTAAAATCCCTAGTCCTTTCTTGTTATCAAACATATGCAATAACTGTTACAAAGGAAATCCCAATAGCCAATCCTAAGCTCCTATCCACTGAACTGCAAGACGACCTTAAATACCAACTAGGATCTCTTCTTGGCGAAGCCTTGACTGAGCAATGTGCTTCCTTTAACCTATCTAAACATAAACTAACAACTACTGTTATAGCCTTAAAAATCAAGGCTTAGCAAGGATTTACCTTTAGAATGAAACCCACTAAGTTTCGACATGGAGATATAGTCTATACCCCCTTTAATGAGAAGGTTAGGGTACTTAGATCTTATGGCGAACACGGCATTATAATGTACGAAGTTACCTTCCTAGATAAAGATCTAAAGACTTGTTATTCAGAGAAAAGCCTAAGCTTCCATCCATCAGATTATAATAAAAACAATGACTCAGATAACTTTGTTCCTGCCAGTCCTAAATGTCCAGTATGTCATAGCCCCTGGAATTATAGCTCCTATGGTAGGATGAAGTGGTATGACTGCTCCACTTGTAAGGATACAGCAGAGAATATCTGCAAGAGGAAGAGTCACAGTAACGGATACTGGATTTGACAAACTCAGTCACTTCCTTTATACTTGAAGTTACAAGGACGTACTCTCCTCAAAACCTTAGTCCTTTGTAGGTTTCTCCTTTTGGACAGGAAGGTTTCCCAGACCTCCTGTCCTTTTAAATAAACCCCCTTTTGCGAGCCGGATGCGAGCACTATGTGTCCGAAAGCTCGCGACCATGGAGAGTAAATGAAACGTCGTAAAAGCCCCAAAAAAGCCCACTACATAGCCAAAGGCATTGGTCCTATAGACAATACCCCTAAAGGCTTCACCGAGCTTAGAGAAGCCATTCTAGTCAATCCTATGATGGTATATGAGCTTCTAGGATCTATCCCCCAACTGTCCATGCAATCAGGACTTCCCTTAAAGAAGTACTCCATCCATACCAGCATTCACATGCCCATTACCAAAGCATACATCATCGACAGTAACCTTGTTAAACAAATCATAAACTTCTACGGATCTGCCGAAGAAATTGAACAAGAAGAAGATTAGTACCCTTTACACTTTCTTTACTTGAAACTGTATTATCAACCACTTACATTACGTTAACTGCCGAAAAGGTATAGATAAAAAGGCTATAGGTGTATTATCTTATACGTTGTATGGAATATTTTAGTAGTAAGTAATTTCCTGACAATTGAAGGTATCTCTCAAAGATAGTGCCAGAATCGACAAAACATGCCCTAGAATCGACGAGAAGGTATAGGGCTATGCAAGTACTAGGATAAGGGAAATGGAGTGCGAGAAATGGGATTATTAGAAGTTGAGTGTATTATATAAGTTGTAGAGATATCTGTGTTGTGAGGTATAAAAAATTTTTATCCCATCACGCGGGTCACGTGGGGGGGGGTCCCCCCTGCAAGAACCGTGCCAAGTTTACTGCCCACTATAATTGGCACTCATCCATAAGTTCTACTAATGGGGGTGTCAGAATAACATACATATCGAAAATACTGACAGCAACAATCAATTACTTACAAAATCTTTCACGACTAATCAAGTACTTATGTTACTGGCATTCACATTGCATATTAGTCTGGTAAGAGAATCATCGTAAATGACGCGGTGAATAAACAGGGAGAAAATCATATGAAGGACCTAGCAGTATTAGCAATCTTTATCTTAGGATCTCTAATCATGACTGGATCATTAGTTAAGTCATACGACAAAACAACTCAAGGTGTTCAGTCTTATGCAACTGAAATTGCTAAGAAATTTTAGTGTTGACAACAAAAAAGAATAGTGATAGAATTAGATATCACAGCAAATGACGCAGTGAGTAATAACATAAGGAACGTATATGGAAAATCAATTACTTAAAGAACAACATGAAATGTGCATCAGGTACGCCAACAGTATGATGAACATGATTAAGATATATGAAAAGCAAGGTGATAGACAGGAATCAATTAAGCAATGTGCATTAGAAGGACGTAATGCCCTTTTAAAAGCTAAAGAACTTGAAGCACTACTTGACCAAGCCAATGAAATTACGCTTATTCTAGCTGCATAGGAGAAGGTATATGTACGTTTTAGTGTATAGTCCTAAGGAGAGAGTTATATTAAATGGAACTTTAAAAGAATGTATACTTCATTTGTCATGGATAAAGAGCTTATGTCCAACCAAGTACTCTCAGTATACTATCATTAAGAAATAACAAGTACTTACATTCACATGATCGCCCACTTTTGAGTGGGATTTTTCTATTTATACTCACTGCCTCTTGTCTTGAGACACTGCTTATTCACGGATAGAAATGACGCAGTGTGTAATGGAGTAATTATACTGGAAAAGGAAAGTTGTTTGGTATATGAGACAAGTGTTTGGTAAGGAAGACAGAGAGAGTGAGGAGAAGTGAGCTTTTGAGAGGAAGTTTCTTATTTTCACATCTACATTTTACTATGTTTTATATGTTGGTTAGTTACCCGTAATACATCAAGAGAGTTACTGTATATTCACTTTCGGGTATAGTATAGCTATATAGCAGATTTTAGCTATAGTTACTAGTACTATACCTTTCACCTAATGTGCCCGAACTTTCAGTGAAGGTCTATAGTCGAGATTCCTTAATCTCTGGACGACTTCGGTACCTTAATCTTACCTAGTCATTAGTAGGGCGTTCCGCTTGAGTCTTATCCCTTATCCTCAAGTGCTCACGTGGGGGGTAGCATAGCCGATTCTAGCTTTTCAGTCTGATCACCCGGGAATGTTACTTCCCTTCAAGATGCTTACTAAGCGCAACTAAGGTTAATCGTTTTTTAACGGTCCCTACTTAGTATTAGTTGTTAAATATGATAACACATGAATACACTTTAGACAATAGTGAGTCTTTAAGTGTTTGAATTGTTATGACGCATTGTGGCATGACATATGCATATAGATATGGTAAGAACTTAACTAGAGGAGTTAACATGAAACATCAAGAAGAACTATTGAACGCTTACGTTATGCTTTTTAAAGAGTTCGCCGAAAAGAACAATACTTTCATGGCGACTAACATTCTCAACAAAATTAGCGAGCATTTAGTGCTTAATTGCTACACTCTAGATCAGGCTATGGAGTTCTATAAAACTAACTTAAATGAGTACTTGAAATGATTACCAAACTATTGTTGTATATACTGAATTTTAGTATGATAGTCTTACTTATTGTTGGGCATATCAAACAGCCTGAATTGGTAAACTCTGGATCTGTAACTTTTTTAATAATAGTTGTATTTTCTTATTGCTTTGCAATAATTTTAGGTGTAACATTGTCTTTAATAACTAACTACTTTCTGAGGAGGAAGTAATATGATGAGTAGAAAAAAACAAAAGTACAATTCAATTTTAAGCGAACTTTTAGAGCGCAATACTATCTACAATGAAGAAGATTTACACGATATTATTGCAGATAATAGCGAGTTAAACTTTTTAGTATACGACTATATTTTTGACGTAACTGACGGTAACATAGGAATGGAATTTTCAGGAAACCCAGCTTATGAAGATCTTCTTGGAGATTTATCTTTTGACATAGAGGAGAAAATAAATGAAAACAATAGTAAAGTACTCGAATAGAAAGCTTTATAACTTAAACGAGAGTAGATATACTACTCTCCATGAACTTATAGAGTTTGCCAAGAATGGGCAGCCCTTTGTTGTTATCAGACATGACGATAACGAGGACATAACAAACGATACTTTGAAACAATGCTTACTTAATTTGAATATTAACCAAAACGTACTACTTAATTTAGTAGCAAATTCATAAGGAGAATCTATGCATCATTTAAACGTTGTTCCCTATACTGAAGAATACAAAACACTTGACCACGCTTTAAATCGTATTATGTACCTTAAAAGCATGTCTTTGTTCTTAAGAGAAACATCTTCTTCTAAAGAAGTTAAGAGATATGAGGATGAAATCTACGACACTGAATGTCAATTGCTAGGACTTATTGCAGATCTAGACAATGGAGATTCTCAAGACGTAGATAAGCTTTTCTTTAAGACTGAAAACTTTGGTATTGTTACAAAAGAAATTGCTAGAAATTTAAGTAATAATTTATTAAAATTTAATTAAAGGATGTTATGAAAACTTATGAAACTTTTCCAGTGGGAACACATGTTAAATTTGGACTGTACAAAGGAATGGTAGTAGAATCCTCTCCAGAAGCTGTAATTGTTCAGTACTCTACATGGTCCTACATTAGCACATGGACTGGAGAATACCCAAGAATATCTTATAAAATTCTAGATCTGTTAGAGGTGGACAGTGAATAAGGTATATACTAAAAGACTTGAAGAAGGTAAACACTTAGTAAAAAACTATAGAGCGTCTAAGTTCTACTTAGGGAAGTACGCTTTAGAGATGATTGATCAGTTCCCCGGACTAACACTAAAGAGACTTTCCCAAGACCTTAAGTTACCTTATGGAACAATGAAACCAATAGTTGCATACTATAGGAAATCTAGAGAAACTTTTAGCGAAGATAAGCAAGAGCGGGGGTTCTTTCTTATACAAAAATTAGTTTGTGCGCATAAACTTAAAATTTCTGAACTGAATAGTTCGAATTTAGTTATGCTAGAAAAGAAGCTAGAAGATAATAACATTCCTAAAGGGTTTGCAGCTTTTGGTAAGTTTAAAAGCTATAGTAATCAGCTCATTTCCTTTTTAAGTAAGAATCCTTTGATTGTAGATTCCGAGAAAAAGGAGATCTACGAGATATTAAGGAAGATGGAAATGGCTTTAGAAGGAAAGTTAAAGAAGATTGCCTAACAAAAGGATTCATATGGGTAAATCCCAACAAAGAACACTAAGGCATAAAGAAGATAAGGGCGGAGAAATCAAGAGACTAAAGAACGCTATAAGAAGATTAGAAAGTGACAAAAGGAAGTTACTATCTGAAATAAAAACACTTGAGGAAGCTTTTGGGAAGAACATTCAGTTTCTAAAAGGTAAGACCGATGGACTAACACTGAATGAACTAATAAAGGCAGCAAAGAACGAGCAGAGTCTAGAGCAAGTTAAGAATGAAAAAGAGCAGAAGTTTTCGGACATGGAAAAGAAATGGAAGTGTTTTGACTGCGAGAACGGGCTACTAAAGATTATCAAGTATAATAATAGAGATGGTGAACATTATTTTAGATTGTGTTCTAATCATCCGAAGTGTAAGAAACGTACTAAACCTAAAAAATGGCACGATAACGTGGAAGGAATAAGATGAAAGACATTTACGACAGAAAAGATCTTGAACTAATGGAATCAGTACTTGAAAATAAATTTCAAATACTAGAACACATCGAGCAGTATTTGCTAAACGATACTTGGGTAGACGAGTTTAGAGTAAAAAATAATAAAGGACTAGAACAAGTCATTGTGGTTGACTTTGACGGCGAAATAATCGCATCATTTTAAGGGTTATATGCAAAAAATAGTATTGATTGGATGGGCATTTTTAATGGTAGGTTATGTGTTACTGTATATAGCGCAAGAACCTGAAATAGCGATATTCTTTTTTATAGTAAGTTTTGGTACATTCATTATTAAATTATTGAATTTAGGTATAGAATAAAATAGTTGTTTACATTGTGTTTGAAAAGTAGTATTATTGTGTAAGGAGTTTACATGACGACATATTACAAAGCAAAATATACTTTCGAATGTGAAGATCTTCTTAACGACAATGATGAACACGTTCCAGAATATACAGCGTATTTTAACGGTGTAGAATACTTTAAAGAAGATGGAATCGAAGTTGAATTAGTAGAAATAGTTGATGAGAATGGACAAGCAGTATCTACAAATAAATTTTCTAAAGAAACCGTAAGATATTTGTATGATAAAGCTTATTATTTAGACTTTAACAAAGTAGAATTGGAGTAGATATGTTGAAAATATTTATGGTGTTTTGTATGATTCTTGGGGCAACTGCAATTGCTACAAGCTTAGGGGTTTACACTTACATGTTCTTTACAGAAATTGAACCAGCAATGGGGAGTAGTTATGAGGAATAATACTATAATTGGATTAGTAGGAACCAAGGGATCGGGAAAGACAACGGCAGCAAGACATATCGTAGAGAAACTACGGGAATATAATCCTAGTATCGTTTCTTTTGCTGATAAACTAAAGAGAACCTGTTCAGAAATAACTGGACAACCTTTAGAGAACTTTGAAGAACAAGATAAGAAAGAACAGGTATTTGAAAAGTCCGAGTTTCTTTATACTTCACAAATACTAAAGATACTAAAAAACTTTAATATTAATTCTGCTTGTACAGACATTCCGGAAAAGTTTTCGGGCATTATATACAATACCAATAGGCAGCTAATGCAGATTGTTGGTACTGATATGCTAAGATCTTACGACGATCTAATCCATGTAAAGACTTTAGCAGACCATAAAGGATTATTGATTGTTCCAGACGTTAGATTCGCAAATGAGGCGGAATATATAATAGAGAACAAAGGATATCTTATCTATATTTCCAATACCGAAGCCGAGTCAAAAGTCAATGAAAATTCTCACCAATCAGAGAAAGAGGTAGTAGAAAAAACTAGACATTTGGCTAACTTTACGGTTCATAACGATGGAAAGAATTTAACAAAGTTTATTGAAAATGTTGATGACATTTTGTTTGATATAGAGTATTATATTAAAAATCATTCATAAAGGGAGAAATTATGAAAACAACTTTCGGAATCTTATTAATAGTACTGCTCTCGGGATGCAATAATAATTCGCATATTTCAGCATCACCGACAGCTACACCAACTTCAATAGCAACTGTAGTCCCTACTGCAGTACCTACAGTGGCTCCAACGGCTGCACCAACCGCAATTCCTAATCCTAACCTTATATGCGACGGTTCTTTTGAGGGCATCTACTCTGGATCTTCTTGGGAAGTCTTCGACTACCTATCATTACCTGAGAATTGCTGGAAGATTAAAGATGTTAAAGCTGGACTTGAAGTTCAATTTAGCGGAGTAACTAAGCCAGCGGTACATGGTAACTATATTGCAGAATTAGATTCTCATAAAGTAAATGGATTGACTAAATCAAACGTAGAAATTTACCAGATACTAAAAACTGTACCAGGACAATCATACGATCTAACTTTTTACTATGCAGCAAGAACATCTAACTCAAGCTCTAATATGGATGTAACTATTGCAGAAGTAAATGGTATAACTCTAACTACCACTACTCTAAAACATTACTCGTCTACTAACTCAAACTTTGCTAAGTACTCGATAAAGTTTGTAGCTACTTCTTGTGAAACCTATGTATCATTCAAAGGTACTGGGACGGAAGATAGTTTTGGGGCATTACTTGATGCCGTAGTATTAAAAAAGTACATACCTAATATTGATTGCGATTGTAACTAATATGACAATTACTGAAATATGTTTTATAATATTTGCAATAACCTCCACTGCACAGTTTATCTTCACTGTGTACGTGGAGTTCTTTAGGAGAAGAGATGAAAGTAACCATAAAGTACGATAAGAAAACCAAGGAATACTATTTCGATATTGATGATTTTAAAGATCTCATAGATATATCTAAAGTAGTAACATATAAACTAGATAGGGAAGATGGAGGATTTACTATAAAATTCTACGATAAAAATAAGAAACTAATTAAGCCTAAGCAAGACAAGGCACCAAGTAAAGAACCTCGGGACTTTGTTAAAAAACTGGCAGAGTACTTAGTCAAAGAAGACCAGTATTTGGCATTAAACATAACACAAGCTACTATTTTAGCAGAAAATGTTAATAGATTCTTTTCTAAGAAAAAGCTAGTAACATTCATCGATCCGCCCGAAGGATACAAGCACGGTTTTCCTAAAATATTACCTAAGCCATTTCCGAAAAACATAAAGACATGGTTAGTAAAGAATGGATATCCCAAAAAGGACGTTGACTTTGCTATAAAATACTGTAGAATGTGGGAAGAGGAAGTATGATTACAATAGCTCATCCATTTTCGACACTATCAGAATACTTGTACGCAACAGTATTATGTTATGTACTGTATAAGGTACTTATGGCTGCAATAGAGCCTCATAGACCGACAAGGAAGACCAAGGTATTAGACTTCCGTAGAGTGGCTAAAAATGACACAAATGGGTTATTTTGTATTAAACAATAGGTGTTCAGTATGTCTCACATAAATCTTAATCAGCACGTAAAAGCCTTAAAAGAATCTATTGCATACCTATCTGGTAACGATGGAGCATCAATCGAGATAGTCTTAGACAAACAAACCTATGAAACATTGAAAGAAGAATATATGATAGACAGAGAAACCGAGGAGTTTACAATCCAAGGAATACAAATCAAAGGTAATTAATAATGTTTTCAGAACTAGAGTACAAATACAGATCAGACAGTATAAAGCTTACAGACTTTGAAGCATTTGCCGAGTCTATGCTATATACTAAGAAACTTACATGTTCATCGTGGGATTTCTATCTTAGTAAAGAAAATAGTCCCGATGAGTTCCAAAGATACCGAGAATCTGACAGACCAGAACTTACTAAAAAAGTAAAGACCGTTAGTGGCAATAGTTGGAACAGAACGGAAGTAGACCTTCCAATCGACGCGAATAGAATATCGTACAAGATTATTGAAAGGTTTTCAGAACTGGATGGATATAAGTTTAACTTCAAGATATTCAAAAGCTGTGCATTGTACTGGTTTAATAATATAAACATGGTACACTATACAGTATTTGACGAGAATATGGGAAAGCTCGGCAGCTTTATTGAGATTGAGTATGACAAGGACAAGGTAGCTCAAGTTGGTGAAGAGAAAGCTTTTGAAGAGCTTAAGGAATGGGAAAAGAAACTTGGAACTTTAGGAATAAGTGCCCAAAACAGACTAAAGAAAAGCTTATTTGAGCTTTATCGTAAGGTATAATTTATGCTTATTTACATAAAAAAAGTCCTGTTAATTATGCTTATATGCACAATTATAGGATGTGTAGATGAACCTAAATATCACATTGGAGATAGGGTAAGTTTCACCGTACCTCAAGACTACTACGCTGAATGTAGAGGAAGTGGCACTATAACAGGTATAGTCTATACAGTAACGGGAGAAGTTACCTATAACATTAATCCAGATCCCAAGCTGTTCCAATACAGAATGGCACATTGTCCTGATCTGTTCAACTTCGAAGAACATAGAATAAGAAGATATCAAAGAACAATTAGAGAGGACATATTCGATGAATAACTATAGGTTTAGTAAGAAAAGAACGGTATTACTTATACTCAATTTGCTATTCTGCTTGTTCATATATTATTTTGGCAATGATGAACAGTCCAGAGGATTAGTATTAGCAGTTGCTGTATTGTGTTTTATATCGCTTTATGATAATCTATTTAACGAGAATAAATAACGTCCACTATAGGAGAGGCTATGAAGTATTTAATCGTATTGTTCGCTTTATTATCGTCTTGTTCAGCAAAGAAAGAAGCTTACTATGTTGTAGGTCAATTCATTTGCTCTGAGCTAGGAAAAGACAAGGATACTGGAGTTATTACTTTGTCCAATTGCGAAACTTTAAACGCTCCTGTTCCAGGAAAAGTAACACTGTATAATCCAGTAAACTTTATGAAGATTGAAGAATAGTTGGGACTTTTACCCTATCACATTCTCCCAGATTTGGGAGTTTTAACCTAGGAATATATATGAGATTAAGTACGTTTACCGATCCCATTGGACGCATAAGTGATAAGCATTACAGTCAAGAAGATGGGTTGAGCGATAATCCAGTGCTCTTTACGGGAGAGTATTGTTTTCTTGCTAAACTACTTAACAAATTTGGCACACAGGAAGAGTTGCTATGTTTAAGTACGCATGGTTTTGCAATTGTAGAGCAGGGACTTTACACAAGACATCCGCAATTTCTTAGGGATAAGTTTAATATACCGTGGAACACTGTTAGCCATGATGAATATCTAGGAATACTACTGATTGCATATTGCCTAGACATTCATAAAACCATAGCTCAGGACATTGTAAACTACGGCAAAGCTTACAATTGGCAGTACACCGATCTATATCCTAAAGCAGACTTCTTTGCTGCATTAAAGAAGAATCCAATAGATACTATTAAGAAATTCATTGCATATAAGAAAGACTATAAAGCTAATCCTCAGGATACTAACTCAGTTGACTTGCGCCACGACGGCAATATCACCGCACTCACCTTTATAAGGCAGCCCAGGGACAGAGCGCTTTATAAACTCATAGCCGGGGAGACTCCCTCTCTACTTGAGTCTCTCTGGCTTTCTTTCGCTCATGTATATTCTACTAGAAGAGATCTAGAGGATGGATCAAGAGGCGGCACCATGCTTCTTGCTTGGTTTAGAATGCAGTTATTGGAAAAGGCTATAGGAAAGAAAATGCCACTTAGTGTAAAACTAGCTCATACATTATTTGATAAGATCCTTGTTAAAAAGTATGGAAAAGAGTATGCTTATGTTATTGCTAATCGTTATTTTGACAGGATAGGATCTAACGGTGAAAGACACCCCATTATATCAATGATTAAGGAGTATATAGCATGAAAGAAAGTATTGATGACGTAATACTACTAGGCATATTTATGGTAATCTTGGCGATATCCTTATCGGTGAATACTACTGGAAGTGAGAAGTTAATAGAAGTCACTGAAGATTCTTTGTTTACTAAATGGAGACACATATTTTAAATATACCCTTCCAATTTTTGCAGGAATATGCTATTATTGGAACGGTGTAAATAAAAGAGATACCTATGGAAGGCTTAAAAGGACTAGTAAAGAATATCTCAGAGAGGGATAGGCGAACTGTAGAGGAAGTTAGAGAGCAAATAAAAGAAGCTCAAATGGAAGGTAAGTCGTCTATTAATTTTCCAATTAGTAGAGTAGCTTATGATAGGCTATCTCCGAGACTTATTTCCATGGGGCTAGATACAAAGTTTATTAATTCTAGTGGAAGTAGATCTTCTTATATGGAAATTAGGTTTATCTAAATGAACCCTTGTAACTTTTGTAGTGTACACTGTGGACGACCATGGTGTCGTACAGACGAAGGAGATAACATGACATCAGCTAAGCTTGTAAGTAAGACTATGGTAGATCCTGATTATGTTGATTCACTTATTGATATAAACGAAGTAGATGATATCAAGACTTTGGAATTCTATAGGAATATCAAGAGAGACCCGGAACAACTTATGATATACTTGGCACGAGTTAGTAGTCCTAACCAGCTCAATCCAGACTATGCCAAGCTTTTAAAATACTGTTGGGTTCACGGACATGTAAGCGTATTTGAGCAAGTGAGTTTGACTATGGAAGTAGAAACTGATTTGAATATTGCTGCCCAACTTCTAAGACATAGATCGCTTTACTTTCAACAACTCAGTCGTAGGTATAGCTCAGATGGAGTAGACTTTGTTACTATTGAAGCTAGACAGCAAGATCCTAAAAATCGTCAAAGCAGCCTAGATACTTTAGATGAGAATACAAAAGCGTGGTTCTTAATGGCACAGAACAATGTGCATGTTACTGCTAAGAAATATTATGAAGAAGCTATACAAAAGGGCATCGCCAAAGAGATATCAAGATACTTGCTTCCAACTGCAACAAAGACAAAGCTATACGTTACTGGACCACTTCGCAATTTTCTTACTTATATAAATACACGAACTACAGAAGGAACACAGAAAGAACATAGAGACTTAGCAGAAGCAATGAAAGTGCAAATTAAACTTGCGTTCCCTATAACTTATTCTGCAGTCTGGGGAGAGTAACATGGTATCTCATTATTGGGGCGACAAAGACTTTGACTGGGACTCGCTATATAAAGCCGAACAGCTTGGTAACAAACTAATGAAAAGTCTTGGTAGAATCGGAGTACATTCAAAAGAAAAATTTGGGAGTTTACGCTGGGATCTGCACTTATTCGATGGCACTCTACACTCTCTTACTCACCCAGGCTATGTCTATTCTCAGTACCCAAAGTGGCTATGGGAGCTTGATGTAGAATATCGTCCATTACGCTTTCTAGTGTATCCTATTCAATTTTACCAATCTCTAATTGTTAAACTTACTTTTCTATACCTATGCTACAAGTTTCCTCACATTGAGAGAGAGATCATACTAGACGCACCTAGAGAGCTGCTTACTACAAGACTAAAGAAATTATCTGGCAGTATGTGGAGTACCTATTGCAAATCTTGCGAAAAAGAGTATACTTGTGATAACGAGGCTTGTCCCTATTGTGGGAGTAAAAAATGACTATACACATAGACGAAGGTTCTGTAATATACAGCGTAACAAAAGACTTGCGGTTTATTATAACATCAGCTACAATAACTAGGGAAGGTACGATCTTTGCCTTTATAAACTTGGGAGATAAAGAGTTTAGTTTTGTAGATATACATCCAGAGTTTTTAACAAATGGCACATTGCACTTAGTAGGAAAGCTATAGTTTAAGCCATGTTTATAGTAGTTTATTTCAGCTTAAGAATAAGTAGCTACATTGCTGGAACTTGTGCTATAATGTTCCATAAATGGTCAAAAATAATCGAAATAGTCCAAATATGGACTTTTAGGAGTATGAGATGAAAAAGTCATTTAGCGAGCAGTTTAAGCCTGGGGATATTATTTGCTGCAACACATTTCATGACGGTAAATGTTTAATTGTGGAAGAATTTAAAAATGATGGTTATGTCTGTGAGGACTTGATAGTAGATAATCCAGATTGGAGAGCTTACGACATATCTCTTAGATCCGAAGCTGAATATAAATGGAGATTGGCAAAAGATAAGGATATTGTTTACTATTTAGAAAGATATATAGATGTTAGGGAAAAGTCTATTGGGTATGGCGTGAGTTTGCAAATGACCGATGATACGTTAATCATAAAAGACTGTGGGGCTGGAGTTTACCTAGACGCAAACCAAGCTGCTAAGCTTAGAGATTACTTGAACAAATATGTAATAGGAGGATAAGATGAAACGCAGCGAAGTGGTTGATATAATAGCAGAATATTTAAAGAACTATCAAAACTGTGGAAATGAAAAAGAAGAAGCAGATAATCTTTTAGTTACATTAGAATCTTTAGGAATGCTGCCACCATTAATTGAAAAAATGGAAGACGGTAGATTTGTCGGATCTAGTTCTGCACTCTATCCAGAATGGGAGGAAGAATGAGCCATAAATCACTAAAACCTGGCTATTATCTAAGTAGTGCAACAAGTATACAACTGTGGTACCCTAAGGGATTCTTCATACCAGGACATCAGACATTAGAAACTTATGATCCACGTAGCGAGATGTTTATAATGATGCATTATAATGATCGTATGATGAGAATACTACTTGCAGTTTTAGAATTTGAATTTATCGGTCCACTTTAGGAAGCATTATGAAACTACATTTAGGTGTAACCTATACCAATAATACTTCAGACCTTGCAATAAAAGTGTTGTCAGTATACTACGAAAATGCTACAATAGTAAAGATAAGAGGCAAGCTCTTTAACAAGCGTAATGGCTTGGTATATGAGCAAAAGCAGTTTGATTTGAGCAAAGAGCTGATTAAGGATTGGCAAGTTTTTAGGAGCATATCATGAGCAAAAAGACGATTGAAGATAAATTTATATCATACCAACATGAGATCACAACAGCGTTTTCAGTAAACGATATTGTAGATAAACACGGAAAAGAAAAATATCTCAAAGTGCATCAAAATCAGTTTCTGTCTTATAAAGCTGGTTACGAGACTGCACAAAAAGAAATGATCGACAGATCGAAAGAAGCTGAAGAACTTTTGAGTCACGTTCAATATCTACCAAAGCTACCAGAGAGTTTACAGAGATATTTAGCGGAAGTAACAAGAAACTATCTTAAAAAGTGGGGAGTGGAATGAGACTACTATTTGAAACCATAAAACGCTTCTTCTACTGGGGATGGGCTTTACGCAATAATAGAGACTGGGATAACACTTTCTTGGATGAAATTATCCTGCTAAAACTACAGCGTATGCGAGCTTGCTTTAACTCAGAAGAGTTTCACCACAATCGCTGGAGCTTGAAAGAAGAACTTGAAGATACTCGTCAAATCGAGTTTAAACAAGGACTAATTGATCAGTACAAAGCTGACGTTGCACTAGACATATGCATTTCCATACTTAAGCGTAGAATGGACGATCGGTATTACGACAAACTTGTTGGACTAGAGAAGCTATATGAGCGTGTAGAACACAACTTCGACAACGGTACAATCAATACCATAGTCGATGGAAAGCCTGCTACTCCAGAGTTTAGAAGCTACCAACGAGAGCTTATGTTTAAGTCTGCCGAAATAGCAGCTAGAGATAACAAGCTTCTATTTAGCTTAATGGAAAAATTCAACTCTAGTTGGTGGTCCTGATGTCAAATAAATTTTACTTCTCTTTTGGTGATCCAGTCTGTATTAGGGAAATACTACAACGTATGTACCCCATAACAAAGCTTCAA